CTCCCGAACGGAAAGCAGCGCAAGGAATTCAGCGTTGAAGTCGAGGAACCTGAACCGGAGGAGGACTCACGAAAAGAGCAGGCACGAAAAATGTACACAGAACAAAAACTAACCCCTAAAGAAATAAGCAAGAAATTAGGTGTGAGCAAGTCTACGATTCATAGGTTGGGGCGTAAAGGTGGGTGGTTGCGGTCTAGCGCCGAAACTAAAGAGCAGGATGTTGCGCGTGTGGAGGCCGCACGAAAAATGTACACAGAACAAAAACTAACCCTTAAAGAAATAAGCAAGAAATTAGGTGTGAGCAAGTCTACGATTTATAGGTGGGTGGTTGGCTCGAGGTGAGAAACCTGAAAAATAAGGACCTAGCGCGAAAGTTGTACAAAAAGGTATGACGTTGGCCGACGTGGGGGCTAAGTTAGGTGTGGCAATGAGTACCGTGTATAATTGGGGTAAAGAGGGTGGGTGGGTGCGTGGCGCGCTAGAAGCTGCTAGACTGCGCGAGCATGACCACCGAAGCGCAGATTCAGCATGACATCCTTGTAGCGTTCGGCGCTAGGCCTGGAATCCGCCTGTGGCGGACCAACGTAGGTCGAGCCAAGATGGGCCCGAGGTGGGTTCAATTCAACCCCCCAGGTCTGCCTGACATCAACGGAATCTTGACGGTCAAGGGCCTTGGTGTCGCAATCGGTATCGAGGTCAAAACTGAAAAAGGCCACCAGTCCGAAGATCAGGTGGCCTTCCAATCAACATTCAACTCGCTTGGTGCTCTCTACGTTGTGGCTCGCTCGGTCGAAGACGTCGAAGCGGCAATCGCGGCGTTCCGCGCCCGTCGTGGGTAGTGGGGCCTGCACCCCAGGGCTCGGCAGTGAGCCACGTACCACGATTCGTCAGTCTCATCCCACCTGTGCAGCTTGTGCGAGAAACACTCGGTCAAGAGATTGAGGTCGCGATAGACGTCAGTCTTAACGAGAAGCGCCATGGTGCGCGCGTGAACCTCGCGCAACCATGCCGCTCTTGATCGGTCGAATTTAGAACGGGAGATCATTCGCGGGGGGAGTCGCGTTGGCTGGGGTCTCAACCGCTGGCGTCGACGGGTCAGAGTCGACCTTGAGTGAGAACAGCTTCATACCCGACTGGCCGGGCTTGGCAGGGGCATCCTTGAGGTACTCAATCAACGCTTTGTGCCCCGGGCGAAGGTCTGCCTTGAGCAGGCGACGGTGAAGGTCGAAGTTCGCAGTGATCGTGAACGGGCCATCCTTGTTGCGGAAAACCCAACGGTTCTCCTTGCCGAAGTTCCCTTCCTCGGTCGAGAAGCTCACGAAGATCCCTGCGAATTTCTGACCAATTGCCGTGAACTTGTAAAACGTCCCCATCTCGGGCGCGGGGCCAGGGTCAATCTCTTTGTACGCCATTGTGTGGTGCTCCTTGGTTGTTGTGGGCCTCGAATATATAGCGCTCCCGAAACAGTTACGCAAGCCCTTGCGCCAACCTGAGTCGTCTGTTAGATCTTCGACGTGCCCACAACAACCAAGGAGATCGACCATGGCTTTTGCGTTTAAACCACTTGCCCGAAAGCAAGCTTACCTGAGGCTCGCGATCCAGGGCGTGAGTGGTGGCGGTAAGACCTACGCGGCGCTCACCCTTGCCCAAATGTTCGGCAAGAGGATCGCTGCAATTGACTCTGAGCGCGGCTCACTGGCCAAGTGCGCAGCAGCATACGACGCGCAGGGCCGACCCGTGGCCGACGGCGGGGTGCTTGATGAGCGTAACGTGAGTGCCTTCATCGAGGCAATTCAAGCGGCTGGCGCTGCTGGGTACGAGGTCTTGATCGTCGACTCTTACTCTCACTCGTGGCTGGGAGCCCTGGAACAGGTTGACGCGATCGGCGGGAACAAGTTCACTGGCGGTTGGAAGGTGATCAGTCCTCTCGTGACGAAGCTTGTTGACACCATCCTCTCGTACCCAGGGCACGTGATCGTAACCATGCGCTCCAAGAGCGAGTATGTGATTGAGCAAAACGCCAAGGGCAAGAGTGAGCCTCGCAAGATCGGGCTCGCGGCTGTGGCCCGTGAGGGGCAGGAATACGAGTTTGACGTTGTGTTGGATCTCGATACCTCTGGCAACGTCAACGTTGCCAAGTCACGCTGCCCTGGCCTGAGTCCGGGGTCTCTCTTGCGACGGGGGGAGCCTGGCACCAAGGAGATCGGCGACTGGCCCAAAGTAGCCGACGCAATCAAGTCTTGGCTTGAGACTGGAGCGGAGCCCACTCCCGCCGAGAAGCTGATCGAGCGACTCAAGTTCGCGAACGATGCCACGACCCTCGCAGCGCTGGGCAAGGAGATCGCAGACCTCAAGACGGCCGGAAGCCTCACGACTGAGGACCTCGCGTTGATCGGCAAGGCCTACCTTTCGCGCAAGGCCGAAAACGAAGCTGCCAACGCAGACCCTCTTGACGGTGTCTCGTGAGCGCGTCTTGGGGGTACATCCGGAACGACCACGCCGAAATCGAGCGCAGGCTTGAGGAGCGCCGTTGCACACGATCGGTCCAGAAGACCTCGAGTCTCGTGCTGGTCTCACTCGCAGCGTTCTGCGTTGGCGTGGCAGTGGCTCCGCTGATCATCGTGGCCCTGAGGTACCTGCCGTGACTCGTCGGAACGTTGACAGGTACATTGAGCCAAAGGACGGCGAAACCCTCAAGATCGAGCAAGTGGAGGGCATGACCGACCGTTGGCGGCTTGTGGACCCGCGCGGCGAGATCGTGGCACTCTCCTCACACCCCAGAAATCTGTTGTTATACACTCGAGACCTTGGAGTTGATTGTGTGTGCGCATTCGACCTTGCTCTACTGGAGCGACCGTATGAAATTTGACGCCCAGTTTCCTGAGGTCTCCGCCATGGTGCGCTTTGAGCCTGAGCCGAACCCGATCAAAGGTGTCATGGAGGCCTCGGGCAGGGTGTCGCCTTGCGTCGTGTGCGGCTCCCCAACCCAGTGGGTGGGACCGGGCGAGCCAGACCTACCGCCGCCCCACCTCTGCTCTGACGAGTGTGTGACGGTGTTCGGATGATCCTCAGCACGTCTCAGGTGGAGTCGTTCGATCACTCTCAGACGGGCGGTTGCAATCGGCGTTGGTGGTTTGAGCGGGTCAACGATCTCAGACCTGATCAGACCAAAGCTCAGAGCGACGGCGAGGCGGGCCACGCCCTCCTGGCCAACTACTTCCTGACCGGAGAGAAGCCCAAGGGCCGTGTCAAGATGGGCAAGGCCGTTACAGGTGCTATCGTCAAGGGCGAGTTGCCCTCACCCGGGTCAGACATGAGAGTGGAAGATCGGTTCTCAGGTCAGCCGAAACTTGACACCTCGGGAAACTGGATTCCAGTCGACGTTGACGAGACTCTCACGATCTGGGGCGTGCCGTTCGACGGATTCATTGACTTGGCGTTTCGGCGCGGAAACATCCCAGAAATCTGGGATCACAAGTTCGGATCGGACATTCACGCCAACGCGAAGCAGGCCAGCGCGCTGATCCGAACCGTCCAAATGCCGGTGTACGTGCTGAGTCAGCTCCCCTACTGGCCAGACGCAAAACAGTGGAGAATCGTACACCACAACGTGAGCAAGAAGGGCGTTGATTCGTTCATCAGGTCTGCTGTTGTAACGCTTGACCAGGTCTTTGAGCGCAAGGCCGCAATCGAAAAACTCGTCGCCAGTATAGGCGAGATCTACAACGTGGAACACCAGCAAGATGTGCCATCGAACCACCGTGGCGCAACGCGAGCATGTGAAGCGTGGAACGGCTGTCCTCACCAATCAATCTGTCAAGCTTTCAAAGGAGCAACACACGTGGCACTAACGCCCGAAGAAGAAGCGCTGTTCGCAGGACTTGACGACCTCGCCCCGAAGACAGAACCGAAGCTTGAGACCCCGAAGACTGAGCTGAGGCATGAGCACCGGCTCCCAACTCCCGAAGAATCCGCGGAGGTTTTGCGGCGGTTTCAGACCTTGCGGCAAAGCGTCTCGCCCTTGGACCTGCCTGAGCCGAAGACGGAATCTGTGACCCCACCCGACATGCCCGGCCCCGCGTGTGCCTGTGGCGCTGCGCTCAACCCGACGAACGGATCGAGGCTGCCCGACGGGCGCTGGAAGCACATTGGTTGTGCTCTGGACTCCCCGAGCGCACCGACCCCGGCGGAACGTGCTGACATCGCCACTGCCCTGACTCCTAAGGCTCGCAAGCCACGTGCTGTGGCGACCGCGCAAGTGTCGTTGCCTTTGCCCGTGCAAGTGTCGTTGCCTTTGCACGGGCAAGTGTCGTTGCCTTTGCCCGTGCAAACGTTGCCAGGCGAAGAGTTGCCAGGCGGCCCACTGCCCACGGGCGACAACCGAGAGAACCTCGCCAAGCTCTTTGATGCAATCGCCGCACTGATCCGGGGGTCCAAGTGAAAGTTCGAGTCAATTTCTTCAAACCGTCAGGTAAGTTCTACGCAGATGAAACCATTGAAATCGGAGAGGGGACTTACGGTTGGGATCTGGCCTTCTTTCTCCCCAACGATCGCCTGCTTGATCTCGTAGCCGTGACCGAGGGACCAACCCCATGGGGTTACCCTTCTATGGTTCCCGCCGATGCCGTGAGAGGACTGCCCCTGTGAATCTCGACGAACTTGTTTCCGACTCACACGATCGCTCACGCCGCAAGGGCTGGTGGGATGACCAGTTGGACAACGGCTCTCAGACACTCGATCCCGCCAAGGTGGCCAAAACGATTCCCGAGAAGATCGCCTTGATCCACTCGGAAGCCTCGGAAGTCCTTGAGGAGTACCGCAACGGACACTTGTGCGAGACCTACTACAACGCTGGGTCACTCAAGCCCGAGGGAGTTCCGGTCGAATTGGCTGACATCATCATTCGCGTGGCCGACTTGGCAGGTGCTCTTGGCATCAACCTGGGCCTCGCCGTGAGCCTCAAGGCACGGTACAACGAGACGCGCCCACACCGTCACGGGGGTAAGACATGCTAAAATACGTGGATTGGCCAACCCTCGTGATTGCCATCGTTGGCACGGTCGTTTTCACAACAGTCCTTGTCTTGGGGTCTGGTGAAGTTCGTCGACGTAACGCGCCTTGCGTCAAGTACCAACCTCAGCACGTGAACGAGACTTTGGCGGGTCGACGGTGCAACGCGTTCATGTGCGAGTCGTACGAAACAGTCCCTGCACACGACGAGCAAGTGTGCGTTGAGCGCCAGCCGTGACCATGGCCGCATTCGATCTTGAAACCTACCTGTCTCGCCCGGGGGTAGCCGCGCCCGAGATCGTTTGCGGTTCCGTTGCCAACGACACCGGGTGTCACCTGTTGACTCCGGCGCAAGCCCTGGCGTGGTTCCAGAAACAGATTCGCGACCCCAAGGCTCACGTTGTGGGGTGCAATCTGGTGTACGACCTAGGGTGCCTGTGCGCGGTTGACCCGTCGCTCGTTGACCCGATCTACGAAGCGTGTGACTCCGGCCGACTGCATGACGTGGCAATCCGTGAGGCGTTGATCGACATCGGCAAAGGCGAGCTGGTAGACCGAGGCGAGGACGGGATTGGCATCCGGTACGGTCTAAAACTCCTCGCCCAACGCTACCTTGGTCTTGACCTTGCGGCCGAAAAGAAGTCGCCCGACGCTTGGCGCAAGCGCTACGGTGAGCTTGCCCACACCCCGATCGAACTTTGGCCGTGGGCGGCGCGAGTGTATCCGTTGCGCGACGTCGCATTCCCGCTCGAGATTTACCGCCAACAGGTCGGGGGGCTAAATTTACACGATGAGCCCACGCAAATGGGAGCGGCTTTCGCACTTCAACTCATGTCCATTTGGGGCGTGCGTGCCAACGGTGCGACCGTGACCAAGCTTCGCGCGCGTGTCGAAGCCGCAGACCTTGCAGCCACCTTCGAATTTCAGAAGTGCAGGATCATCAGGGTAGACGGAACGGAGGACAAAAAGCGACTTGCCGAGTTGGTGACCAAGGCTTACGACGGAGCGCCGCCGAAGACGAAACCAACCAAGCGCTACCCTGAGGGTCAGGTCTCGAGCGACCGTGACACCCTGGCCGAGTCGGGTAGCGCGCTCCTCGAGAGTTACGCCAAGGCTGGGAAGAACGACAAGTACCTAAACACTTACATTCCCATACTGGATGCTGGGGTTGATCAGCCCTGGAACCCGGAATTCAACATCCTTGTGGCGACGACCAGAGTCAGCTCCAACGCTCAACAGTTTCCGCAGAAAGGGGGCGTCAGGGAGTGTTTCGAGGCGCGACAGGGCAAGGTGTATTGCTCGGTCGATTACGGTGGTGGCGAGCTGAGGACAATGGCCCAGGTCGCGATTTGGGATGTCCACTTCTCGCGCATGGCAGACGCGCTGATCGCTGGGCAAGACCTCCACCTCATCGCCGCTGCGTCGTTTATGGGCGGGCTGACCTACGATTCCGTCGTTGCGATGCACAAGTCTCACGAGCCACGAGTCAAGGTCTTCCGCGATCTGGGCAAGGTTTTCAATTTCGGTAAAGGAGGGGGCATGGGCGCGGGCGCGATGACATACAACGCTCGCAACGGGAAAAACGGAACCACGGTGGGGCCTGACGGGAGAGTCTACGAAGGGTCCCGATTCTGCCTGTTGACAGACGTGTCTAAGTGCTGTGGCGCGCGCAAGGTCGTGATCAAAGTGCAAGGCAAGGAGCGCCGGGTTTGCGCAGCGTGCCTTGACGTCGCCAAGCAACTGGATATCGGGTGGCTCAAGGCCTGGCCAGAGCAAAAAGCCAGATTCGACCTCGCCTCGAAGTTGTCCAAGGCAGGGCGCTGGATCACGGCAACGATCCCAGTGTCCAAAGTGGTGCGCGGAAAGTGCGGTTACACCCAATACCTGAACACCCCGTTCCAAGGGCTCTTGGCGGTTGCTACCAAGAGGGCCATGATTCGCGTGTCACGTGAGATGTACTGTGACCAAGCGTCACCCATGTTCGGAGATCGCCTGGTGCTGAACGTTCACGACGAATTGATCGCGGAGATGGCTGAACATAGCGCGCCCGAGTCCGCCGAACGCATGGCGCTGATTATGAGAGAGTCGTTGCAAGAGGTGGTGCCAGACCTCGCCAAGGCCGTTGAAGCGGAACCTGCGTTGTGTCGCACCATGACAAAGAGCATGCAAACCGTTAGAGATACCAACGGACGATTGATGGTATGGGAGCCCAAACAATGAGCGGTCGATTTGAAATCATCTACGCAGACCCACCTTGGTCGTACGATGACCGAGGGATCCGCGGCTCGGCCGAAGGTCACTACAAGACCATGTCTCTCGATGATATTTGCAAGCTCCCCGTCAACAACCTTGCCGCAGACAATTGTGCGTTGTTCGTGTGGGGTACATACCCAACGTTGCCAAACATGTTTCGCGTAATCGAGGCATGGGGTTTCAGGTACAAGACCCTTGCGTTTCAGTGGGTCAAGCTCAACCGCAAGAACCAAGAACCGTTTTTCGGCCTCGGTCACTGGACGCGTGGCAACACGGAAGGCTGCTACCTCGCCGTCAAGGGCAAGCCTCAGCGAATTGACTCCGCAGTATCGCAGATCGTAATGGGCGACGAATTGGTCGCTTCGCCCGTTGGGAGTCACAGCGCGAAGCCGCCAGAGGTTCGTGAGCGGATCGTAAAGCTCATGGGAGACCTCCCGCGCATCGAGTTGTTCGCGCGCGAGCGCGTAGCTGGGTGGGACGGTTGGGGTAACGAGTATCCAAAGGAGCAACACACGTGAGAATCTACGTCGCAAGTGCATTTGACAATGCACCCACTGTGCAGTTTGTGCAGCGGGCTCTTGAGTCCGCTGGGCACACCATTACCGCGGATTGGACACGAGAGGACGCGGAACGGTACGTAACAGATCTTGAGTACCGTGGGCTTTGCGCGCACAAAGATCGATGTGGAGTTGCTGCGGCCGATGCCGTGGTACTGCTCCCAGCACCCAAGGCATATGGCGCCATGGTAGAAATGGGCATGGCCTTAGGTTACGGGATTCCAGTGTACGTGCTGGGTGAAGTCGAGCGCGATTGCGTGTTCTACCACTTGCCAAGTGGTGTCACGATGATCCGTCTGTTGCCAGAGTTGCTGCGCACGTTGTCTCACTGACGCAACAAAGCCCACCTCGATGCTCTGGGGTGGGCTTTCGCATGTCTTACGACTGTTGAGTGTGTGGTGGCTTGGGCTCGGGAAACTTGCCGATGACCTCAGCAGCCTTGAGGTTCAACGCCTGAACCCACTGCGGACCGAGGCGAGGGGGGCGGTCATCGTTCCAGTTACCTCGGATCATCGAGTCGCGAAGCACTGCGAGCCCTGCCATGGCCTTGGTCACGTGAGAGAGACCAGAGTCAGGGTCAAGGTCTTCGCCCTCCCACCATGCCGCGAGGTGTCGCCATGCAGCGTCGAAATACACACTCGCCCTGACGCCTGCCACTCTGTAGTTATGGCGGCCATACTTGAGTGCCCCCTCGGTGAGGGCAAGACCGATCTCCCCGATCACTTGCTGTGGGACGCACGATACCGAGACCTTGCGTGAGCCGACCGCGTCTTTCGGGTTTCCGTCTTTCAGAAGCAGCGCGAGCCCCGGAAGACCAGATTCGTAAGTAGGTGGGGTGACAACTGAACCGTTGGGCACAACTCCGGGTGTTGGGAGTACCTCATGTGAGGCGCCCAATGTGGCAGGGTCCGGAGTAGCTGCCCACCCTGGCCCGAACACTGGACGATCGTCGTCTCGTGTCATCGTGGGGGGAAGCGCGGGGGAAGGGCCCTGTGGCCTGTGGTGTTCACACTCTTGACTGTAGCACGCGCCCGAAGCCATGATCTTGTCGCACGTGGTTCCTGCGTCGCACGCCCCGCGGTGTGGATACTCGTCAGGTCCGAACCAACCCTGTGGGTCATGGGACATGTGAACCACCAATCAAGAACCACTGTTTTGAGGGAAGTCCGCGCAGGCCCTGGCGAACGAGGCTGAACCCGATCGGCGGCCCCATGGTCTGGAGATCCTTGAGGTGATTCGAGATCGTTGGGAGGGAGATCCCGAGGATGGTGGACAGGTCTCGAGCTGTGCGAGGAGTCTCACCGATCAGGTTGATGATTCGTTCTTTGGTCTGCTTCACGGGGTTGTCGCCTTCAGGAGTCGTTCTGCGCTGGCCATCGCTGCTACGGCGGTTGCCCCTCGGAGTCCAAGGTTGGCAAGTGCGGCCTCGACAAAGAGGGCACGCAAAGCCTCACGAAGTTCTGAGGTCATCGCCCACCACGCTTCGCGCGAAACGGCGCCAGGGTCTGCGAACGGTACCACGCTGGTGAAGACGATCTCGGGGAAGACCCTGGACGGGGTCGCTTAACCTCGTCCGGAATCGCCTGGCCTGAGACCGTGCCCCGCGGGCTGTGGTCAGAGTCCGACTTGCGGTCAATCCCGAAACTCGCCCTAGTGCTTGACATGAATCAATTCTCCCACGTGAAGGTGAACCCACTGCTTCTCACTTCGTCGACTGTCATCTTTGCCTCAGGGAAACCGAACACTCGGGCGAGGGACCGCGCCGCAGCTTCGTGAAACTGCAACTCATCGGGCCTCTTGGCGTCAACGAACTTTACAAGCTCATGACCCGAGACCTCGTCAGTTGCTGTGATTCTATCCGACAACCTGTGCGTCAGGATTCGTCTGGTGGACATGCTTAAATACTAAGCTAGCGCTGCTCAGTAGTCAAGCCTTCCCGCAACGTGCCATCTAAACGCCCCTGGCTCGCGAGGAGGGCGGACCCACGTGAACGTGACTCGTCGTTCCTCTACCAGAACGGCAATTGGGCTAGTAGAGTCAGCCCTTTCCCACACCGCGGCAATAACTTCGTTGCCCTTGACTTCGGCCTCGATCGTCAACTCCGTCTGGTCAGGCTCGACTTTCTCTCTACCTCCAACGCGCGGAGCACTCTCGCCAGGAGGACCTTGCGGCCCGGTGTATCCCCGCGGACCTTGCGGACCAACGTTGTTGAATCGCACGCGTAACCCCCACTGTGTTACGTATCAAGCCAAACTGGGGCAGTCAACGCGAGCCCGTGCTTGGCGTGGATCAAGAAGAAAGCTTGGCGCGCTGGCTCAGGCGAAGCCGCAATGAATTCAGCATATGGAGAGTAGCCGATGACCGACCCGTTCACGATGAAGTTCCCACCGTTGAGCAGTTGGTGGAAATGCCCAAGGACAGTCAGGTCAGCACGGATCGCTTTGTCCCACTGGCTGATCTTTTTGTTGATCGGAATCGTGACCCCACCGATTCCCCCACCGTAGCCAATCTCGTAGCCGTGGATCAGCCTCATGGTGAAGTCACCGATGCGCCTGTAGGCCCGCCCACCTGGAGCCGCGGTCAGGGACGCGCGGGGGTTACCCGAGAACTTCTCCGCGAGCCGGGCATAGACCAAACTCTCGAGCGAGGTGCCTACTGGGGCCGACCGAAGTTTCTTGGTGAGACGACCATGGTTTCCCACGACCATGTCTCCCACGACCTGAAACTCGCTGTGCTCCAACCAGTAGGCTAGTCCTGACGCAAGCTTGTCTCCCACGAATTGAGCCGCCTGGACCGGGGTCATGGAGTTGTTTTCAACAAGCTCATCGTGGATCCACCCTGAGAACAGGTCCCCAAGGATTGACCAGTGAATCGTTGTCACGTGAGAATCGCGCGCAACTTGGTGCGCAAGCGTGAGCGAGTTGCGAAAGTACGCGTCAAGACGCTTACTCGCGACGCTGGGGTTGAACGCGTTTAGCCCGTTGACCTGGTCTCGATGCACGACCTCATCACAATGAACGTCGCTCAGGACGGTGCAGGCCACGGCTTCGCTCTTGCCCGACGTACCCAAGGAGATGCGTCGGATCTGCGGCTTCGGTACGGCCAGTGTTGCGGCGAGGTCCTCCGTCAAGCGGCGGTTGTCCTTCAGCGCGGCTTTGAGGTCGTGGGCTCTCTCGTGATGCAGGCGATTTCGTTTTTGCGACTGCGTTTCAACCATGAATCAGAACACCCCGGATACGGCGAGACCAGCGGCCCCAGACGTCGACACCCAAGCGCCCAACCAAAACGGGCCGATGATTCTGCGGTCCACCTCGAGGCCCAACACCAGCGGCCCTGCGATGGGCAGGAGAGGCTCTTTGAGACTTGCCCCAGCCAAGACAGCTACCCTCCAATCAGGGCCCACAGGGCGCGTCAAGGTGACTGAGGCCTGCTTGCCCGTAGCGTCAGTCGTGCGATCCAGGTGCAGCGCGCTCACGCTCAAGGTGTGACTACTTGAGTCCTCAAGCTCGGTCACGTGCTCAGAGCCGTCAGGTTTGCGCTCGATTGTGCGGTAGACGATCTTGACTCGCTCAACCTCTTTGCCAGCGACTTCAACGCGCTTCTCGACCTCTTTGATCTTCCACTCGGTCTTGACCTCGGTTCGAGTCTCGACCTTGGTGGGCGACAACCAGTAGCCCCCCGCGATTCCCGCGACCAAGGCGACCGCGCAGCAAGTCCAGAACTTCCAATCGGTCAGCAAGCGTGCTCCCCCTGGTCATGCCGTTCGGTTCGCCGCTCTTCCGCTTGACGATTCAGCTCTTGGATTTTCAGCTCAGCTTCACGACAGAGACGATAGACGGCTTCCATTGCTTCGTCTTTGGATCCTCGCCTCGTGACCAAGGTCTTCAAAAATCCAACGCTCATGGTGTGCGCCTTTCCAGTTTCTCGGTGGCATCGTGAAGCTTGTTGACCGCTTCGGGAATCGTGACCGCGAGAGTGGCTACCCGCTCCATCAGGGCGATCCGCTTGTCCTCAGACTCGCGAACCTGACCGTACAATTTCCAGATCACGAAACCCTCGATCGCCGCTAGACCGTATCCACCAGACGTGAGCAGCGTGAGGATTTCTTGGGGAGACATAGTTCTACAACCGTAACACTGACTGTGGAAAATTTCACTGTAGTTGCTAGTAGAGTGCTACCCAATTTGATCCGTCCCAACACGTGGGCTTACTGATCGTGGTGTTGAAGTACAGCTCTCCAACCGAGTAGGGCGTTGGCTCAGAGCCACCCGACCCGTTGCGCATGAGCCCAAGAGGAAGCCACACGTTCCCGGCCCCTGTGTAGTAGATAGGGCGACCGTCGGCGAGCGCTCCGGTAAGTGCGGCGACGTCGCCCGCCACTGGCGACGTGGGGATAGCGGCTGACTGTGCCAAGTTCAATGGGGCCTTGACGGCCGAACCAACAAACTCCGCGTGCACAGCTCCGACATCTCCCCCAATGGCGACGCTTCCGGGAGTGTTAATCGCAGGATTAGCCAGACCTGAGAGCCCGTCGCGTCGGGCAAAATAACCGCCCTCGCCACTATTCAGACCCCCGTAACCCTCCACTCCCTTACCGTAATCCGTCCCCCGAAAAAGCCCCCCGGGCGAATGTCCGTGCGCCATGCCGTTGTAGGTGCCACCGTCTCCAGTCACACCAGGGTTGTGGTCAGTGGTAGACGTCGCGCCAGTACTTACGATGCCTGCTGCAAACGTCTTGAGGGCGGTGAATGTCTGAGCCACGTTCAGGTTGGCAACAACCGCTCCAAGCTGGATGGCACCTTTGGTCAGCGTCAACCCAGCGGCCAACACGATCGCAACAAGTTCCTCTTGGACCGCGTTAAGCCACGTCTCATCGATCTGCGTTGGCTGTCGCGGGATGAGCGGATCGCCCTCGGAGAAAAAACCAGCGGGGTAATTTGCGTCACCATCGGTACGATGCATAGGTCAACCCTGTCAGGTGTAGACGAAAATGTCAACGATGTGGCTGTGGGTTGCGGCTCGGATCACGCGCTCAAAATCGGCGTGCGACATTGCGCCAGTGGGGGCCGGGCCGAGTGTGAGGATCATTGTGTAGACGTATGCCGCGCCATAGACTCGATCGCCCACGCGCGCGCCAACGCGCATCATTTGGGGGTTGGTGATCGAGACCAGCGGATAGCCGCACGACAAGCAAAGCGCCTCGAAGAAATCGTAATTCTGCCCAGCTCTGCCCGTGAGCTTGGCCACAACCACGGCTCGTCGTTCGGGCAACGTTGTGGGAAGCACGGGAACTTGGTCATCAGGAAGTCCGAGCGCTTGCTCCCAATTCTCGATCGTCTCAGTAGCAGTGCGTGGGTCAGACTCCTCGATCAAGTCAAGATTTCGCCTTCGGATTCGTTCACACTCGAATCCAATGGCTTCGAGAAACCCACGAAGCTTGGACGTTGGGCCCATGTCCCACAACACTGCGCTTGGAGGCAAGAGTTGCGCAATCTGCGAAGGCCAAGGCGAAGGCCACGGGTCTGCGTAGGGCCACGGCCAAGGCCACGACTCACCTACCACAACAGGCGGGGCAAGGTATTCGCCGAACACCCACGCGAGAGGTCCAGGAGCAGCCATTACACACCCACCAGTGAGCGACCGACCTCGTACCAAGTACCGGTGTCGGGAACGGTGTTAGTCACGTAGTACAGCGTGATTGAGGAACCAACCAAAAGTTCAACCGCGAGCGAGTCTCGCAGGAAACAGCCCGAGGAACCCCCGTGCGGCACTGTCACCCCGCCGGTGACGGACTCGTTGAAAATTGTCACGCGCGTTGGGTTGTTGACGCCAGTTCCGAGCAGCGGTGTGGCTGTCAACGTGACCGGACCCGTGCCTGTGAGCGGCACGAAGTTGTCACTGAGTTGCGTGACGACCAAGGTCTCAGATCCGGTAACTGTGAGCGGACCTTGGAAGACCATGTGATCCGCGTCAACGTGGGACGAGTTGAGCACGCTGCTGTAGGCTGCACCGTTGAGGCTGACCTCAAGCGCTCCCCCGTTGTTTCGGATCCTGACACCGCTCGGAGGTGACACAGCTGCCCCAGGTGTGGAGACCAGACCATGATAGTTTCCCTCGGTCAGGGCTGTGGCGAGCGCGTTGATCGCGGTGACAACTGCGTTGAATTCTGGGGCCAACACCTTGTTGACCACGGCGACAGCGGGGTACGTGTCGAGGTCGACCTTATTGTTGTTCGAAAATGGGGTGTCGTACGGGAATGACACGGGTCAGACCCAAGTGATTGTGCCAAGACTCGGCAGTTGGTTAGTGGTGAACGTCACATTGGCCGCGGGTACGGTCAACGTGTAATCGGTCACACCTGACGCGGTTCCGATTGCAGTGCGGATCGAAGACAGAAGCAGTGTGATTCCGGGGGCACCTTCTCGCGAGATCAGGTCGGTCAGCTCGGCAGTGACTGCGGCCTTGACGGCTACCGTGTTCGGAACGACCGCGATCGTGAACGCCACAGGCGCTAGCACAGGAGCAACAACCGTGACCGTGGCGTGCGCGGGCTTCTCAACGTCAAGGTGAGCTTGGACGACAGCCACTTCCCCGGCAGACGGGATCGGGTCTACATCGCCGTCACGAACGAACCGGACAACGACGGTTCCAGGACCGAGGCCAAGGGCGGTGACCCACACCCGCGTTACGCCAGCAATCTCTTTGGCCCACGCAATGTAGTCCGCATCGGTCCCACCGTGCGCCGGGGTCGCGAGGTGCTCCAGAAACCGGATCCGCAAAGCCTCGGTCGTCTCTTGGTCGGCCCCATCGGTGGTCGACGCAGTCACAGTAGCGTTGGCCGAAACACCTGTGATCGGCGACTCAAACGCCAGCACGACCCCAACACCCAACGTGCCGAGCGACCCCGCCACCAACGCGGTTAGGGCCAGCGTGCCAACGCCAGCGGCGATCGTGACATCGGCGTTGACAGTGTACTCCGCTCCGTCGGATCGCGAGACGACCGTGAGCGCCGGAATCACAGTGCCATCGGTGCCGGTGACCGAAGCCGTGCCAGTGGCGTACGTGGGCGCGATCTTGGTGATACCCCATACCGCAGCTTGACGAACAAGAAACTCGTCTTCCGAGGTGTCTGCAAAGAGTTGCCTGGCCAGCCACTCAAGCGCACCATAGAGTAGGTGGGCGATTCCGGCGAACACCCGAACGACGACATAGATCATCGAGCGACGAAGCACGGCACCCGTCAGACTGAGCCGTGAGACAAAGTCGGCCTCGATCCGAGTGACCAACTCGGCAAGTGTCGGGCGAGCCCAAGCCATTACGCAACCTCCTCAGCGCGCCAATGCGGCGTAAACTGAAACTGTTTGACCCCGCTCGGTTGCGTGACTGAAATGTTGTAGGTCATGCCAGATCGATCACGTACCACGACCACAGCTACAGCGCTAGCAACCTTGTCTACTACCAACCAAGCCAAAGACTCTTTGATGTATTCTTCGGCGCGGGCACGATTGCGCTCACTCAAGGTAGACCTCTCCAAAAGCCACAGCCGCGAACCCCATTGATCGCCAGCGGTCACTGGCACCCCGTCTGCCCACCAACCACGCCGATCGGGCGACCCATCAGGCAGAACATCGTTGGGATCTGCGGTTCGATCGGTGAACACGGAGAGGATGACGGCGGTCCTGAGACCTTCGTCGGTCGCGAGGTCGTTGTTCAAGATCTCCAAGTCGCCTGTCCACAACTTGATGTCGCTCATGGCACTGGCCCCAAGGTCACGCCGCTGGGGGCGAAGGTCACCGCACCTGGCGCCGAGGTCACAGCGCCCACGACTCCGTGAGAGTGAGACGCAAGTCCAATCCCACCGGCCGTGACGGACCCCGCGGTCACAGCCCCGGTGACACTCAGTGCCCCAGTCATCTCGACGAGAGGGCTCGTGACCGTGACCTTGGTTGTGGCCACAACTTCCACGTTCGGGCCCGAGACCTTCGCCCTCGTGGTAGCGTTCGCCTCGATCTCAGGTGCGGCGACCTTGACCGAGCCGTGCCCGTTGACCTCAATGTGCCCACCTCGTTTGATCACGATCGTGTCGCCCTCATCGGTGTACAGCGCAACCTCGCCTTCGACAAGCCCTGTCAGACGGTAACGCCGATCGTCGATCGCCACCACGATCCCGTCATCGCGGTGACCGTTGAGAAACACCACGAGGGCCTCAGCTCCAACGAAAGGCTTAGACGTGATTCCGTAATTCTGGAATCGCTCCATCTCGTCGCGAGTCTCGCCAACGTGCAAGCGGGCTTGGATCTGTTGCAGCGCGGTAGAGTCGTCAACGCGCGACACAAGCCCGCGCCCGAGGAGGTTGAAAATCTGATTTCGAATCGGGGCAACGGCCCGGCGAAATTGATCGAGGTTCATGGTTTTTTCCAGACGGAACCCGTGGGCTTCGGCACGCCACGAGACACATCAGTCCACAGCCCGGAAGACGGTGGAATCTCGGGTTGGGGTTTGAACGAGTCCTTCAAGCCGAGGTCAAGTTGGGTCGTGGAACCATCGGGCCCGAGGTTGTGGGTGGCACGGATGACGAGCATGTCACCATTGAGTCTCAAGGAAGACGACCTCACCCGAACAACGGAGTTGGTGGGCCACGGCTTGTCGTCTCCAGTTACCCACCCCTGCACCGTAACACTGGCCACAACTCCACGCGCGGCTCGGACTGTGGCTTCCCATTGCGCGCGCGTACGCGCCTGAGTTGCGGTGACCGAACTTTCAGGGCGGACGAAGAGCACGCGACCCGTGCGCACGTTCGGATCTTGAGCGCTCCCCCGAACCGAGGTCACCCGCTCAACCGCGCTTGCCGAGTCATCAAGGCTTGGGTCTTCCGTGTTCTGGTCACGCCACTGCGAGTCGACGCCACTGTGAGATCCCAACACGAAGTAGGTTCGAAACCTGTTGGTCAAATCGAACGATGCACGACCCGCGAGAATATTCTCTCCCTCAACCAGCTCGGTAGGGCAGCGGGTGTTGCCAGCCTGCACCAACACCAGCCCCCCCAAACCATCAGACACAGGGAGTAGTCCCGGGATTCGGCACGCGGTTTCAATCGCGTTGGCAGCAGAGTCGCCAGGGTCGATTGAGTGTTTCTTTTTGTTTGTGTACGTGGAAGCCGGAAGTCCTGGTTGCAAACTCACGCTGATCCCATACGGCGCGGCAATCTTGCGCGCGAGGGCCAGCACGTCAGTGTTGCGAAACTCCCAACGGTCGAGCCTCGCCGAACAGTCAACCAAGTCCCCCGTTGCGTCGCGTCCGGAAATCGTGATGCTGTGCTCACCAGGACCAAGGGCCAGATCTACCTTGTCCACAAAGCCCGTAATCAGCGTCTCACCAGCGAGGAGAATCGAGCAAGCATCACCCTCGAAAATTGGCCAGGGCGCTTGCTGTCCAGACCAGCGCTCAAAAATGGAAAGCTCAAACGCGCCCGCGATGGCGTCAATACCGCGCGTGACCCTGACGGCAGACCACCCGCGGTATCTGCGGTCACCGATCACAAGGGCCACGTCAGTCTTCAATGAGCGCCTCAAGGGGTGTGACCGCGGGAACGAACAACGGATTCCGAATGTGGTTTCTGCTTACCAGATCCAGCTCGCGCTCGATACTGCCGTAGAGTCGGTGTGCCCAGACCAACGAAGGGGCAGACGAAACCAAGGTGACTTCCTGCAACCGCGGAAGGTCTGAGTCTGCCCCTGGCACGGATCGCACAAGGGAGGCTCTGAGGTCTGTGAGAGCCTGGAAAGTGTCATCAGTTGCGGCGTCAATCTGAGCGTCGATCTTGTCGGTAATCTCGGAGCGCGAAGCAACCGCGTCATCGTAGCTAGCGAACGCGACTTCGACGATCGTCTTGCTCGCTTGCACCACAACTAACCTTTGGCTGAGATTCTGGATCGCATCGAAGTTGGCTTGCTCTTGCGCGCGGTTCGGTGTGGTGGCAGGGGGCCGGTCCCCAAGGCTCACGTCGAACAAACTCAGCAGCGCGGTAACGGGGTTGATACCGCTGGCCTTGGTCAAGAGCCCATCGGCGAGGGACTGAAACAGCGCCACCTGAGAGTCAACCACTTCTGCTGGGGTCATGATTGCGGCGGTGGTGTGAATCTCGTTGACCTGTTTCTTGAGAGCCGCGAGTTCTTGAGCGCCGAGAGACTGGGCCTCGCCCACAGCTTCCACGGCATCGGCAACCGATTGCAACGCAGCGGTCACGCTCTCATTGAGCGCAGACACACGCTCGAACACACTGAGAAACTGCGTCGAGCTAGCCTCGGTCGCGGCGCCTACGCTGGTGGCAACTTCGCTTGTAGGATCGGGAGCTGACTCAGGGAAACTCGGGTCAGACGTTTCCACGAAATCGATCGAAAACTGAGCAACCCCGCCTTCCGTACGAGTCTCGCGCACTGACCAGTCGGTGACCACAACGCGCCGCGTACCGTACGCGGGGTGAACAAGTTCACCAGATCCTGGAGCATCAAGTTTCGCAGCCAATGCCTCTCGAGCGTCTTGGTACCCTGCCCCGAAGACGAACGCTTCGGTCGGGAACAGCCTGCCCTTGGCGCCAAGGTCTTCCTGGATCGGGGGCTTCTCGGAATTCGGGATCTCGTGTGTCGCGATACGCCTACCGCCCATGCGTGTGGTGGCGTCAACAAAAAACTCCACTCCTCTGAAGGTGGCCCTTACTTTGTCTGTCCAGTTCCACGAGCCCACGGGTCACCTATTGATTTGAGAATCCCAACGACCAATCGAAGTCGACGGAACTTGGTTCCGGCTTGACGCGCGTGCCCTTGGGGGCGTTAACAAAATCTACCGTGACCTTGGTCTCAGCGGTGGGAGGGGCTCGCACGATTGCGGCCGCATCCGTTCCGTGCGACCATTTCTGGCTTGGCAACTGGTTACCCCACCACGCAGTTCCGGACTTGAGCAACCCAGCGGGGGAGAGACCATTGTCGAGAATGGCACGGGTGTCTTGGGCCCCAAGTTGATCGCGCTGCTCTCGCGTCAGGTTGTTGATGTTGCGCCCATGGCCTGGCGTGATTCCAAGTTTCTTGTTGACTTCAGCATCGATGCCTTTGACCTTGTCATCGAGCCATGCGAACGCGGGTTTCAACGCGTCGATCTCGCGGAGCATCGTTCCGAGGAACGTTGACGTTTCTGCTGGGTGCATGATTGCCCACAGCATCCCAGCCGCGGCGCCCATTGAGGCAAGTACGCCCACGACAGGAAGCGCTGTGGTGACTATCCAGCCCAGTGACTGGACCAACATGGGAGCGGCCTTGACGGCCACAGCGATCATGTTGAACGACAGCCCGCCAAGAGCGTTGACCAGCGGCCACGAAACCGCAGTCACGCCAGCGACCGCGGTCTTCGTCGGGCCCAACCAACGCACAACAGAAGCGACCGCGTGAGCGACGACCAAGAAATCGTCTTTGAGTTGCCTGAGCCCGCCGCCTTTGACCCACGCTCGAATCAGCGTGGCAGACTCTCTAGCCCAGCGCGAGATCTCAGACCGGCTCGACACCAGGAACTTGGTCAACTCCTTGGCAAGATCGCCCACCACAGGAAACAGCTCGGTCGCTATGACGTTGCGCACACCCAGAAACGCCATCTTACTATCGCGCAAGGTGTTGTCTAAATTGTCCGACTCTGCGGCGTATCGCTTCTGGCTCCCAACCATGAGAATGTAAGCATCGCTTTGCTTCTGGATCTCGGAGGTGCCTTGGGCCAGCCACGTGCCCACTTGCAGGCCCGACCTACCGAACGCAGCGCCCGACAACTCCGCGCGCTTGCCAGTGTCAGTGGTCTTGGTGAACGCCTCGGTCATGAGTCCAAGGGCTTCGCTGGTACTCTTCGCACCCTTGACCTGGAGGGCCAGCGCGGGGGAGATTTTGTTCAAGAGTGTAAGCAGGGATCCGCCGCCCGCTTTGGCCGCACCGAGGTTGCGGTTGAACTTGTCCATTGCCGCGTTGAATTGTTCTTGTTCAACGTCGGCTTGCGCCGCAGAATACTGTAGCGCCGCGTACGTGTCTACTGCGATCCCTGTGCGCTTCGACATCTCCGAGAGCTTGTCGCCAGCCTCAACCGACGAGTGAATCACTGCGTACAGCCCAGCGCCAGCGACCGTAGCCAGACCTGCGAACCGCTTCGCGACCGTGCCCACCGCGCTACCGACGTCGCCAACAGACTTGCCCAGCGCCACGAGCCCAGTCTTTTCGCCGAACCCTTTGAGTGCAGACCCGAAGTTCGCAAACGGCTTGCCTATGCGCTCGGCAGTCTTGGCCATGACGTTGAGCTTACGCGTCATACTCGCGAGCGGGATTGTCGCGTTGTCAACGGCCTTGATGACCAACCGAAGCTCTGAATTGAAACCGCTCACGTCAACCTTTCTTGCGCAACCACAGCGCGCGGTCTACCCAGAAACGCAGATCTGTACCATCGAGACTATTCAAGTCTACCAGAGAAAAGTGAAACGTGGAAGCGATGACGGCTAGCGCATCTTCCCAATCGGTGGGGAACCCTTGACCTAGCTCCCCTTCGCGAAAAAACCCAACACGAACTTGGCGACCTCGCAGGTGTCTTCGATCGACATGCCAGCCATGACAACGTCAGTCTGACCACAAAGACGGCCCGCCACCTTCATGATCGTGTCGTGGTCATTCTCAGAGATCTTGGTCCAAGAGCAACCGCGGAGATCGCCACTGACGCAGGTGTCGCGAAACGTCAACTCGGTCACCAGCTCACTGCCGACAGTGACCGGGGTCTTCAGGGTCATCTTCATTAGACTTCCTCGGCGTACTTCGAAGACGAGAATTTGAATTCGATCTCACCTTCCGCAGTCGTGATCTTACCATCGGCCGAATACCACGCGTTGCGCCACACGATGACCTTACCGCTTGCCGTGGTCAGGGTGATCGTCACGTCATCAGAATCCAAGAGCGCACCAACGTCCAAGGTGCCGCGGTCAGTGGTGGCGCACTGGATATAGGACTCTTGGGGAATCGTCTTGAACCCGTGCGGCGAGTCGGAACCAACGATCGTCTCCCGCTTGGGGTGACCGAGGTTGTACTCACAATCGCCTTTCGCTTCGTAGAGAACGCCGTCCTTCTGGATCTGAATGATTCCGCCCCTGCAATTCTGAGTCCCTGACATGTGCTCTCTCCGTTACAGTATGAATTGGATCTGGGCAGCGCCCACGATGAATTGATTGATGAGGTCAGGGCTGATCAGCCAGTTGAGCCGATTGCGGTTCGTCACATCGCGCTCGCACACGAGGTCGGTCTTGAATTGGGCCTTACCTTCGGCAAGACCAAGATCCTCCATCTCGGAGAACCAACCAACGGCTTCAGCCCTGCCGAGCCCTGGGGTCATGATCGCCTGACCGGGAGCGAGGCGCGCGCCGTCATCAGCGAGCTTGTGCCGAGGGTACTTGCTCGAAATCCGGTTGTTGAATGTGAAGCGGAAATACATGAGCGTCAGGGGCGTGTTGAGATCGAGGTAGGCCTCACTCGCAGCGCCGCTCGAGTCAGTCTTGAACGTCGTGATCACTCGGTCAACGACCACCTGACCACTGGCTGACACCTTGGTCGTGCTGATCCCGTCGTACAACAGAAGGTTGCGCTCCTCGACGGTGTCGCGGTCCAACTCGGCTGGGGCCTTGACCCAGGTGCTGGCCAGGGTCTGGAACGGGCGGGCAGGATCCGTCTGAGCCGCGGGGGTGGTGAGCGCCGCCATCGAAGCCGCGTACTCTTCCGGAACCGTGGGGCTCGTGTTGGTGCGGAAGATACTTACGCGCTTTGCGTTGCGCGAGTTGCCCAGCGCCGCGACAGTGCCGAAAGTTCCAGACTTCGCTGAAATGGCAACCGCATCGATCATGCGCATCGGGCCCGCGCGAGATTCAAGCTCGGCCTCGATTGCAGTGAGGCTCGTAGCATCGGTGTACGGGTTGACCCAAACCTGGAGCCAGGTGTCACCGAGGGTCGAGATCAGGGTGGTGAGGACAGGGTTGGTCGCGCCGCTGGCCATTGCCACGATCGCGAGCGACACGCCAGCGGGGAGAGCCTCAGAACTGGCCTGATAGTTCACCCGAATGTCGATCTCGTTTCCACACTCGCCCTTGTTGTTGGCCACGACGTTGACCACACCCAAGGTGTTGGTCGCGTGAACGGCGAGGTCGGACGATCCGGCAGTGGCGCCGATCGCCGCAGCAATCGCCGCAGCAACTGCGGTAGCGTCGTTCCCGCTCGACACTGCCACGCGCACAAGCTGTCCGCCCACGTACAGCGACAAGGTACCGTCGGCAGTGGCAGTGCCAGTGACCGTGATCGTGCCAGCCGCAGCAACACCAGCGGGGTCGTCGGCAAGGACTCCGATCCAAAGTTCGGTCGTCTTGTTTTCCGCGAACCAAGCGAGGGCCATTCGGTGAGCCATGGAACCGCGACCGCAAAGCGGAATCACCTGCGCTGCGTTCGTGACCTGGATGAAACTGTTAGCAGCCGCAGTGCCGCTAGAGTGCTTCTGCGCGATCAAAAGGCCACGGTATCGCAGCGCCGCGGGGCCTGCGTTGGCGCGCGCAGAATTGAATTCCGCAGTCACAAGCGGAACGCGAAGGGCAGACGGAACGGAATCAAACGAGATCGTCATGTGTCCTCACTAGCACATCGCCTACCAGAATTCTACGTGTCCAAAACACAGTGGGCAAAACAAGTTGACCCGACTCGGGTAACACTCTCTTCGTGTGCGGATCACGAACCACAACGCCGGGGGTTGGTATCACGAAGACGGGGTCACTCATGAATGTCTTCCACCAGCGACTTCAACCGATCGGCATCAGGTTGGGTCGGAGAAAGTTTGTACGTTACACCAGCAACGTCGAAGATGTCTACCGGCTCGGCGACTCTAAGACCAGTGAAGTAGTCAACATCATACTCCATATGTATGCACGCCATGGGACGTGAACCTTCGGGGGCGAACCCGAACGACGTAGCCGTGAGGATTGAATCGCTGGCGTTTTTGTCAAACGTCACATCGAGATCCATCGCCGTCTCAATCTGGAGACCAAGATCGTCAAGTGAGGCGTCAATGTCGGCGCTAGGAATCGCCGCAACCCACCCCTCTACCACAACAGACGCAGTACGGATCAGCTCGCGCGGACCATTGAGTTTGCTTCGCGGATCGACGTCATCAGACGTAACGTAAACACAAATGCACGGGAGAAGGTGTTCGCGGACAGGGCCCATGCGCGTCTTGTAGATTCTGTTTCCACAGGCCGTTCGGAACGTTGGTGACACCCCGGTCAGTTGGGCGACGACAGCATTCCGAATGAGCGTGCGTTCGTGGCTCACGTTGTCTCATGGAGAAACAAAACTACCATGCCCATGCCATCGGGCTTTGCGTCGTGGGCGATGTACGTTTTCCCGGTCAACGTTCGGGTCACGGTTGAGGCTGAATCGGTGTCAGGGTCAGACGACAGGTCAGCTACTGTCAACGCCACCCGAGGGCCTTGGGATGCAACTCCTAGCGTGCCGAGGTCGACGGTCACGTCAGGCTCATCAAAAATTCCAACGACTGTCACCGCAACGCCGGTCCCGGAGGTGTAAACGACCGACTCACCAAGGCTAACCCTGATGAGTCGATCGCTCACGGTGAGGAGATTGGCGAACGACACTTAAGCCACGATTCCTACGGCCTTGAGCGCCACGAGGATCGCGTTGACCTTGGCTCCAAGGTCAGCAACGTTCTGATTGGCGGTAGTCACGTCAGTGACCAGGGTTGCCACGACGCCGCGCAGGTTCGCGACAGCGGGAGCAACGATGCCCGACAGGTCGGTCGCCGCGTTCGAGGTGACAGTGACAGCGCCTGCGATCGGGGCGGTGAACGCATCGGGGGCAACGGACGTCAGGCCATCGGCCAGAGTGCTGTCAGCGGCGCCCGCACCAGTGCTGTCGGTGAGAGCCGCGATCGTGGCAACAGTGCCGGTCAGCATCTCGGGCGGACAGTCGCAAAGCTTGACGACACCGGTCGAGCTTGGGTTCGCAGCAACTTCGGTGGCCACGCCGATCAGAATCCCGATCGTCGAGGTCGAGTCACACCGGAAGTTCGTATTGTCCCAATAAATCTTCTGGCCTTGAGTCCAGGCCTGAGCCGAAGTCTTGGGGAGGCTGACAACGCCCTCCGTCAGGCCTTCGACGTCGACCGAGATCAGTGACGCGCTCGTGGCAACGGCAAACTGAGAGCCTACCAGGAAACCTTCACCAGACGTCAGGGCGCGGGGCGCAACGAGAGTGAGGACCGTACCTTCTTGGATAAAATTCTGCATCGAGTGTACCCCTGTGATTGTGAGGAGAGATTCCTCGACAATTATTGATTACCACTTGGGCGCCTCGAAGCGCCCTGCCAGCCTACTGGAGTGGTCACACGCTAAGACTAAACTCCCGCGTTGGTGATTGCGCCCCTCCAGTCGAAGGCCTGGGCCTTGTAGTCGATCACGACTTTGAGCTCAGTCCCATCGATGTTCCAGCCGAGACGCGAGGACAGCTGCGGACCCTGGCCAGAACCCTCAAGGAAGACCACGGTCAGAGCAGCCGCGACACTCGGATCCGCGAAGATGTATCGCCGAGTACCAGTGAGCCGGGGGGTGTCAATGATGTCGCTGAAGAGACCAAGGACCGAGTTCGGTCGCTGAAGAGTCGCGGTGCCAGTCGTGGGATCGAAGGTGGAGCGGTTGATAACTCGAGCCGACGCACCGAGGCCGACAGGGAGAAGGAGTGCCGCGGGAGCAAGGTCCAGGTACTCGTGATTTCCGACGTCGCGCTGCGAGAGGAAGGTGACTCGGTCCGCGTCGAGAGCGGCCACGGAGAGAGCAGCTCCAGTGCTGATATTCGCGTGGTTGGCGTGGAACAGGCTGTATCCATCAGCCATGGTGGGACCGAGGCCGGAGTTGAGCGCGAGGAGGGCATAGACGTCCTCTTCGATCCCGCGTCGAGCCGAGCGACCAAGCTTGGTGGCGAGGTCCGTCAGGGCGCCCATGTCGTCATTCACGAACAACTGACGGGTGATGGCCAGAATGCCGGCCTTGGTCGAGGTGGAGATCGTCGACTTCTCTCCGTCGCTCATGGGCACCGAGTGGATCTCACCATGCTCGGTCACAGTCTCGAGCGACTGGAGCGATGACGCGCGGTAGCGATTCGCGACTCGGAAGTCAACCACAGTGTCCGTCTTGCAGAAGCGCGACCAGGTGTCGGGAGTCGTGGCGTACGCTGCGAGCAGCGTCTTGTACATCACGTTTTCGAGGAGGACGGGGAAGTCACTGATCGTGCCCATGCCGCTGGAACGGTGTGTGAACGCGAGCGCCGCGAGCTCAGAACGAGTCATCCCGTCAGTCTTGACGCCATCGAGGGCCAGGCATCGGCGCGCGATGTCCGCGATCGAGGCGCCGCGGAATTCGCCCACGTCACGCTCAATCTGACCAACGTTCTGAAGGGGCTCGGGCAGGGGCTTGCCTTCCGCGGTCAACTTGGCCGCAAGAGCGCGAGCCTGCTGAACAGCCTGCGAGCCATCGGAACCGATTGCCAGCATGCGAGCGGTAGCGCCCTTGACGAACTTCTCACGAGCCGACTCGCCCATGGTGATACCGGAATCGTTGGGGGCGAACGTCGCGCCAGCCTTCGCGTCACGAGCCATCATCTCGTCAATGACCGCAGCGCGGGCCGCGTCAACCGAGGTGCCATCGGCGATCATCTTTTCTGCGAACGACGGATCCAACTTCGCCGCACGGCACGAGGTCTGAATCGCGCTCATGCGCGCGCGTTCGGCAAGAGCCGCCTTCTCGGTCGCGCTCTTCAGTTCCGCACTTCGCTTCGCCAATTCGGCGTCAATCTTGGCCTGCTCTTCGGGGGTCATTTCGTGCCCCTCCTTGGGGCCGGCGCTACGTGAGGAGATCACTTCACAGTCGTTGGTTACAGCACTCTCGGATCGGGTTCCTGCCCCAGCATCAGCGCCGATTCCAACCATTGAAACCTCGTAGGGTTCCCAGTCAACCGCGCGCATGGTGACGACCGCAGACTTCGGGTCAACAAGTCGCTCGCTCTTGTATGTCCGGTAACCCACCGAGACGTTCCTGACGATCTTGTCACAGACCTTGCGGAAGATCTTGTCGGCCTCGGGATCGTCTTCGGCCTTGGCGAACCGGACTCGGCAAGTGCCCTCGGTAGCGGAAAGCGCCGCGGATTCGATTACGCCGATCACGTTGGCGACGCTCGCGTAATGGTCGCTCAACAGGGGAGCGGAGCCACTCTGAAGTCGGGTCATACGAACGTGCGTCGGGTCAAGGCTCAACTCCTCAAACACTGGCCCGTCCCACGTCGAACGCAGGACCTTGGCGCCAGTCGTCCAAACGAGAGTGGCGGTACGAGCCGCGACATCAACGGAATCGATCAGCGCGCGAAACTGTGCAGGTCCAACTTTCCGAGTCTCAAGCGCCATGGTCTAATCCTCTATCAAGTGCCACTCGGCGTGTCAAACCACAATGCGCCAGGACTCATGAAACTCTCCGAGCGAGTCAATGACAAGCTTAAGACTATCGCCAGTGGCCATTGCAAAGGTCGCGGTAGACAAGTGCAACGCGGAGCCTGAAAGCGTACCGTGGTCAGAAAGTGTAATGGCATTGGCGCCCACGTTGGTCAACGTGACTTCCGAGCCAGCGCCCTGGACCGAGGCCTTGACCAGCGTGGGTGCGGCGGTGAACGTGAGAGGAGCGGCCGAGGTCAGGTCGAGGCGAAGCAGGTCCGCGGAGCCGGCGGGCATGTTGACCGCAACGTCCGTGACCGCAAGCGTGCGGTGGGAAGGTCGGATCAGTGGCGCGAACGTCGGCGGGGCGTACGCTACGGGGAGACCACTCCCGGCAGGGACTGGGGCGCTGGCGGTGAACGACAGAGCTAGGTCTTCATACGCTTCGACACGCACACGGGTCGTGCCAACAACCAGGTATTCGCCGATGCGGAGTTGATTTGACACCAGCGGATCCAGCGCGCTGAGTACCACGGTTGTAGTACCGTTCCCGGTGGCTGTGACCGCAGAGCCATACACTCCTGTCGTGCCGGCCTCTGTTACCAACCACCCTAGAGAGTCTCCAGCAGCGCTATCCCACAAGATGCTTCCGACATCCCAGGTGTCCCGGTGCGCAGCAACGCCAGCCAGTGAGCCGACCTCGCGCCGCAGACCCTTCTCAAAATGCGCGCGCGGGAAATTGAGGAGTGCGTCGTCATGCTCGGCCAGTTTCTCCACACCTCCAACACTGACCAGAAACTGCCCGCCGCCACCCATAGCTGTACGAGGAGCTGTAATCGCATACGCAGTGGCGGGGCCTCCCTGCGAGTTCCAGAAAAAGATGCGCGCGCCATGCCCTTGTGTAACCCCGTAAGGGTCCCTTCGGTAATTCAGGTACGACGTCCCATACGTGGGGTCTACCACGGACAGGAGCGCACCTTGGTTTCCTCCGTCTGCGCTTCCAATCACGGCCGTAAGGGTGTGTGGCGTGTGGAATTCGACGTTGGCGATGGCGCTGTTGTTGATTCGAGCGCAGCCGCCCGTGTTGGTTAGCGCCCACGTACCACCCAAAATCGTGTTGTGCCTGACGATGAAGTCGGGCACACTGTTCTCAGAGTAGCAGTTAACGAACTGTCCGGTCTGTGCGTATCCGGGAGCGTGGAATCCTTTGGTGTTGCCCTCGGTAACCACATGATCCCACGTGTTGCCTAGAAAGCTATCGTCCCACACCGCCAGGGGCGCGTTCTCAATTTCCACATCACGCGCGACGCCCGCATTCGCGTCGCCGCCCCTCACCAGAATACCGACAACACTGAAAGCGTCACACCACACGTCCTCCATCTGCCACGAGCTGGAGTTGGTAGACACTTCTGTGGCGGCACTGGAAACGCTCATAGTGACACCAGCGGTGGCTACTGTGAGCGTGTCCCCAGCGAGTATATTCGGGCCCGAAAGCAGTCTGTCACACCAGACATCACCACTGCCGGTCTCCGTCGAATCGGCTATGATGGCGCCTGTAGCGCCAGACGGTGACGCCACGAAGGCTCCAGAAGCCCACCCTGTCTTGCCTGTGACCGACACGCGCACAACAGCGTGACCGTACACGCTTACCCCGGTACCCCACCGTCGCATGGCCCCGCGCTCTAGGCGGAATCGCGTGAACCCGAGTAGTCCTACGGCGCGGCTGGCCTGCGTACCTCCGTCCAAACAGATACCAGAAATAGTGGCGCCGAAAGCGTCACCGGAGACTGAATACGTGTCCCTGTGCAACAGTACACCGGGAGAGTGCAGCGGGAACACCAGCCTTGTCTTAGTGTACAGCGACCGTCCAACTCCGATGAGTCGGCAGTGTTGCCAAATATGCAGCGGCCTTGCACAGCGGTAGGTCAGGCCCTCGAAACACAACACCTGCCCGCTGGTCTGCGCGGCTGCGATGGCTGCCTGAATAGCGGTCGAGTCGTCGGTAACTCCGTCGCCGACCGCGCCGAAGTCACGCACGTGAAGGGAGTTCGGATCGACGTCAGTACGCCACTCTCCTGTAGAGTAGCGTGACTGTAGACGACCCTCGCGCGCTCGCGTTTGGAGTGTGGCCGCGCCGTCCGTCAGACCACGGAATTGGCCCGCCAGAGTAGCTGAGCGCAGATCTGCAACGGCTGCTGTCACAGTATTAAACTCGGCCGCAACTATTTGTTGACTGACAGGAATGTCTGGGCGAGTCACATAATCGGACTTGGTTCCAGGAAGGGAGGTACCGTCGTAAACAAAGTCGCTCATGGCTTCCTACCCACACCGGAGTTGTAGAGCTGTGCGGCCTCGGTCGCGGTAAGAGCACGGTTCCACACGCCTACCTCATCGATCTGACCAGCCAATTGGTAGATACTAATTCCCTGGCCTAAATTAAGTAGCGCGGGGTTCAAATCAAGCAACATTGTCGCTGTTGCGGGTGCGCCGTTGTCTACATACAGTGCCCCTACCGAGGCGGTAGCATATGTAAACACTACGTGATGCCAGGCATTCAGTGCGACCCCAGGAACAATCCAAGGAGAGAGTCCCCCGTTGCCAGCGTAAACGCCCCCATCGGTGAGGTGGAAGATTTCAATGCGGGCCTGACCTGAGGCGGCACCTCTAAAGAACATTACCTGTGTGGCTGCTGAGGTTTTGTAAAACCAGAATGACACGCTGAATGGGGCCGAGCCGGTGGGCTGAGCGACCGTTGCCTTGATAGATGACGTTGTACCGTTGAACGAGGCGCAACCGCTCCCGACCTTGCCCACGGGGTAGGTAACGTCGGCGTCAGTGCTGGGAAGTCCGGTAATTGCGTCGACTGAGTTTCCGTCAAGGCCCCAGTAGTGAACCAACCCATTGCGCAGACTAGAGCGCGTCAACAGATGTGGGAGTCCTCCGAGCATGCTCAGTACCCTGGCGCTACAGAGTAGAGGACGTGGGTTGAGTCCACGACCAGGTACGAAATCAAATCGACCGCGCCTGTGGTCGGGGTGAGCGCGGGCTGTGCGCCGCTGATCGGCTTCCACTGCGACCCGAACGCGAGGGTCCGGGCGGTCGCGCCCTGAGTCACAACGATGTGCCCCGCCTGCGTCGCCACGACGTTAGAGGGGTTCGCGAGCGTCGTGTCCTCTGAGGTCGTGTGGGTGAAGTTGTTGGCCAGCGCGAGGTCCACCGCAATCGAAGCGCTGGTAGAGGTCAGGACCGCGGCGGTACCACGCTTGGCTCCCGAGATCGACTCAGCTCCAGTGTCGTGGACAACAGCGGAGTCTGTGGCTTTCTCGGTGTCGAGCTCGGCCAACGCCCCCTGCACATCGGTTGACGAAATTCCACCAACTGGTGTAACTGCAACTGCGCCGGCCGCTGGGGATGCTACTCCGAGAAACCTCATCGCAATTCCCTCCAACCGTACACGTCAACGATCAGCGGTCCACCGCCTGTGCCCGCCGTGCGCTTGACCCACACTGTGGATCGCGCATGGGATTCCCAGGTCAGAGCAGAAGTGGGGCCCGTGGCACGAAGAGCAAGCGAAGTGACTCCGGCGTCAAATGACACTTCGCAGGCCACACCGGAATTGTTGTTCACGCCTTGCCCGTCAAGGACATCGCCCATCGGGACCTCGATCCAGCCTCCCGCCGCAACGTCAACGGCCTGATAGAAATCTTTGACCATAGTGCAGACCTACTCGCTTGGGGGTGTGGTGTCAACGGGTTTGGGTTGAGCCCCAACGCGCTGCTGTGTAAGGCCGGCTTGAGAGACTCGGCGCACGTCAGAATCGAGATCCAGTTTCAGGGTGTCAAGCATCGCCATGTCTGCCGCGTATTCTGCCCAGTGCGCTTCGGGGTCGTGACCTTGTTCCCTAACCATTTCGCTTGGAGTCATGGCGCCGATTCGGACGAGCCGTTGCAGGCTCAGGCCCTCTTTGTCGGGCTCGATCAACGCGAGAGGTGGAGCGGTCCACTTCGCTCCCGGGGCTTCCGGCAGCTCGCCAGAGGCAACGGCGCCTTCCATGGCCCAATCCCAAATTGGCTGACAGAGCTGAGGAATAACCATGAATTCACGCCACGAATCTACGTTGCCTTGGTGGGCAATTCGCGCCATGCGCGCGCTCGAGAAATTCACCTGCGAGAAGTCACCGGACAAGTCTTCGTATGTGATTCCCATTCCAACAGCCACGCGGCGCAACGTTCGAATGCTGAGAGTGTCGGGGCGAGTCGCGGGGGGTTGTCCGAACGTGACCTGTTTCCCAGGAGGAAGGGGAACGATCATGCCTGGCGTCAAGGTCTCTACCAAATCGTTTGGTGCTGCCTCGGTCGCCCCGATTGCGGCGCCCATTCCGTCGGTGTCGGTCACGAACGCGGCAAAGCAGCTTGCGATCTTCGCGCTCACGAGCTCCGCGTCATCAAGCTCGTCGAGGTCCTTCATGTTGACCACTGCGCGCGCGAGCCAACTCACACCGCGCGACTGGCCAGGGCGTTCGGGTAGAAACACGTGAGCGATGTCCTCAGCAGGAACCCGCCTTGACGTGGCATTGTTGTTCAGGATCAGGGTCGAGCCAGGGTGCTGACTGAAGAGCCAGTAGGCAGTGCGGCGCCCAAGAAGATCGTATTCAATGCCCTGGATCGTGGGACCGCCTGATGGGCCAGTGAACCCGGTTCGGCCAGAGTCAAGGTAATCCGCCTCGAGCACCTGGAGTTGGAGGGGCAAGGACAGAGCGTCTTTCGCGCGCCTCCAACGCCTTCGGATCAAGACCTCACCCGACTCCGCGACCGATCGCATGGCGAGGCGCTGGATCGCGGCAAACGTCATCCGGCCTTCTGATTCACACTCGGTCGTGTTGGCCCACCGATCCCACAACTCCGCTGCCTTCGCCCGAACCTCCGGGGTGGAGCGCGTGGCCTTGGGAACGACGCCCCAACCGATCGTATTGTTCGTCACGACGTTCAACGCGCGCTGAGCGTAGCCGTTGTTTCGGGCGAGGTCGCGAGCATGCATGCGCAGTTCGATCGCTCCGCTGGTCAGGTTCGCGTTTGCGTCGCCGGCGTTCCTACGCCAATTCTCAGTGCGTCGCCCTGGTGCCGCGCCCTCGTAATGACGGGCGAGCAATCGCGACTTCAGACGGTTCGCGCCCCACGAGGGGCTCACTGCAAGCGCAACGCGATCGAGCCAATTGCTCATCACAGATCCTTGTTGATCGCGCCCACGCGGTAGCTGCGGCGAGTCCCGTCAGAGCCGTTGTTCGTGGAGATCATCTCCGTCAAGAGTCGGCGCATGGCGTCCAGGCTCTGGTAGGTCACGGTTCGCGCCGGTGGACCGGAATACGAAACAGTTAGCACACCGCTAGCGATCGCTGTGCGAAGGGTGGTGATCTCGAGAGTAGACCAAGTCCAGGTTGTCACTTCGGTTCCTCTAGCACGATCGAGCGGATGACTTCAACTGGGTAACCCCAACGAGTCGCAAGTTGTTCTTGGTTCCAGTGAGCAGAGTCGTACTCTTGGCGAATTTTCTCTTTTCTGTCCTCAGGTACGACCATCGACATCTATTACCACGACCTCGTGTCAGAGCCAAGATCCTTTGCGGTTACCCATGATCCAGTTTGTCTTGGGTTGCTTCGGGGTCGTGGGCTTGACTGGGGCCGGAGGTTGCGGCGTGTTGACCAGTTGCTTGAAAACCTCGGCCTTGATGACTTGCTCTGCTTCGGGAGTTGGCGCGGGCTTCGGGAGCGCCGGAACGACGGGCAACTTCATGCGATCAAGGCCCATGACGTAAGCCGCCGCACGCGAGTAGACCATTGTGTCGAGGTAGTGATTCTCCCGCCCTGGCAAGATCTTCCATTCCTGTTTCGCAAGGCCGTTGCTCCCAACGCTGGTGACCAACTGTTCGGCCGTGAGTTGCAGGAAAAAGTCTTCGCCGATCCAATCTGGAAAGTGACAGTACCCCGCTGGATGCGGCACGCCCTCAGGAGGACGGGCGAACCCTAGCCAACCGTACAATTCTGTTTTCGCGATACTGACGCCCACAGGCCAGTAGGAATACCCTTTCGACAACTTCTTCCCGTTGGTCTTGAGGTCCACTGCCGAGGGCGACCCCACCAATGTGCGTTGGGAAGCAGTGCCGCGGATCGCCATGACACGATTCTTCGGGTGGCGATGACACCAGTTGTACACATCTTGAGTCTGGTCAGCCGAGTCCACTGCCATGGCGCGGATTGCCATCGGCCCCTGCTCACTCTCGTACGTGCGCCCAAGGAGCATGTCCACGACTGCCCAGTCTGCTTCGTTAGACGGGCGACCGGGCAACACGCCAGCGTCAACGACCCACGACTCTCTGTTCTCCTTCCAGCCGCGGACAACGTACACCCACCGGTCGCGCTGAACGTCGACACCAGCCGTCAAGAACGCAACTCCCTTGGGCACCGTCCCAACCTCCCACGACTCGCGACGGGCCATGAGTTTTTCCCAATCAGGCATGTCGCCAGATTCGCGCCAGACCTCGCCTAGTACGGTGTTCAAAAAGACGCGCAACGTCTCACGTCCTCCCTTGGTGGCGTCAAGAAACTCTCTCACCAACTGACCCCAAGACGCATTCGGGGAGTATGAGTATGCAGCCCAAATGTGGAAGGACGCGTGGCGCTTCGTGGGCATCTCGGCAATCCACTTGCCCTTGGCTACCATGTCTCGCTTGCTTGAATGTTCGATCTTACAACCATTCGCGCTACACACAAAATGAGCGGAGTCCGGATCTTCGGACTTGAAAACCATACGGTGTCCGCGGAGATCCTTGCGTGGGCTGAAGACCAGGAAATCGAAGTGGCCACACGTTGGGCAAGGCACGTGAAAACGCCTGCGATCGCCCTTCTCAAAGTGCGCTTCAACGCGGGAGATCCCGGCGGTGAGGGGCGTTGACCCAACCAGGATTTTGCGGTTCCAATAGAAGTCGGAACGCTTGATCCCAAGCGTGATTGGATCACCGTCTTCACCGGCGCTAGGTGGGTACGCGTCTGCTTCGTCAAACGCAACCAGTCTGCGAGAAATGCGGCGAAACCCGGATCCGGATTGGGCTCCGATCATCGTGATCACGCCGCCAGGGAACGTCTTGGACAGAATCGTCTCGCGCTGCTTCCCTTTGACCTTCGGGCCCTCCTCATCTTGCACGTGAATTGCGGCCAACACAGGCACGTCACGAAGCATGGGGGTAATTGTTTCGATGGAAAATCCCTTGGCATCTTCAATGGTTGGCTGCACAACTAGGATGGGGCAGGGCTCTTGGGCGATGTGGTAGCCGATGGCGGCGCTAATCATAAGACTCCACCCGATACGCGCACTTTTCATTACGGTTACTTGTTCGATCGATGGGTCTGTGATGCAATCCATGATCTCCCGCTGGTATGGTAAGCATTGCCATTTTCCAGACTGGGCACTTGATGTGGCTGAAAGTTGAAAGTGCTCATCCGCCCACTGACTGAGAGTCAGCTTGGGAGGTGGTAACACAAGCGCCTTGACGCGATCCATGAACGCCTGAAACGTCGCCAACTCTGGGAAGTCTTCGCGCGCGGTTGTCATGGTTCTACGCTCCTCGCCAAGCTCAAGAGGAGATCGCGGAATGCCGTTGGGGTAGCTGCGGCGATGTCTTTGCCCACACGCTTCCGTGGGTCGGATTGGTTGGTGTGATTCTTACACCACGACACTTGCGCTTTTAGGTCTTGCTTCGGAAACACTCCCCACTGTAGTTCAGGAAGGATAGTCACCTTGCAAGCGTATAGCCAGGTTCGTTTTCTGGCGGGGTGCCCGTACCACGCTTGTTCGACCTGACACACCCAACCATTCAACAGGTTCCCCCGCCAACCTCCGGGCTCTGGTCGAGGTAGGCCGAACGTTGGCCACGCTTTGGAATACGCCGGGTGTTCCAGCACACCACCCCAGCGGCGCACGGAATCAAGAGCGGACTTAAAACAACCGCCATCGTTGCCCGGACGATTGTGATCACCTCCCCAGCGAGCATAATTCATGACGCCAAGGTTGATCCATCGCTGGCATGGGGGGTGCGCGACTACGGGGTGAGGCCCCCGGTAGAGGCGCGCGTCACGTTCTTCGTCCCAAGGATCAACGTCAGGCAACCCGAAGTAGGCCCCGTTTTTGTGCACAAAGAGAGCTGAGATCATTTTGGGGACCATTCGTTTAGATGGGTCAACGTCTCGCGGATCAGGTCTTCGAGGATCCTCATCTCATCGATCGAGAGGTGCGGAACGGCTTGCTTGAACCGCGAGGGGATCGACAGAGTTGCGGTTTTGTAGGCCACGATCATCCTACCGGCCCCGTCGATCATCTCGTTGAGGGGTACCACCTGCCTAGCCTCTTTGACCAACTTCAGCTCGTGAAGCCGCGCTTGAGCTATGAGTGACCGAACCTTCGCTTGAGCGGCCGGACCAAGTTCGGTGGTCTCGTTGTCCTCGGATTCAGATTCGCCGGGGGATGGCGGGGCCTGATCCGCGTGAGCGGGGTCGCGGTTCCGAGACCATTCTACTGCTGCGATGTCTGGAATCACGCCGACAACTCTGGTGTGATCCTCGTTCCAGACCACTGCCTTCTCGAGGCGACCCGAGCGGCAAGCGTTGGACACCGCTCCCACGGTCACGCCTTGCGACGTCGCAAACTCCGTGAGCGAGATGTAGGCCCACGGGTCTATACCTGCCTTGTCCGCCCGCTCAAGATCACCAGGCGGGATCTCAGACCGCGGCTTTGCCCCATAGGCCTTGCGCCAAGCGGTCATGCGTTTGGCATGCAACTCTTCCGGGGTCATGGGTCGACCTTAACACCTTCTGAGCGGATCTGCTTTAGGGTCCCCATCAGCCCCGAGGTGTCTTCGTCCTCCTTGGTCAACTTCTCCTCAGCGTTCACCTTGGCCGCGCGAGCGTTGAACCATGCGGCGCGTGTGGTCCAAAACCTGGCGTCGTTCGCAGATTCAGTTTTTGGCGGGAATGCAAGCGGAGTCTTGACTTCCGCGGGGTGTTTCGGATCCCACGGGTCGAACCCAGTAGCAGTCACACGGGCCAAGTCTTTTTCGGCCTCAGCGTCGCCAAGGTCAATCCTCAGCATAAAGGCCGCACGGGAAACACCACCATAAGACTTCCGCCACACCGCGAGTCGCTTCTGATCAAGGTCACTCACATCGGCCCCTTTCCGTGTCTGGCTACAACGCCTGTTTCAAGTAGCTTCACGATAGTGAACCACATAGGCTGGTGGTTCGCCTTGGCCAGTGCGCGCAAACTTTGCCGGAGCGTGTCAGACAAAGGAACAGGGTAGCGCCTACTAGGTGACTCGGCGGTGACTGCCGGTGAAGTGGCTTCGTCACTTATCGGTGCAGACGCGTTATCTTCCTTGGCACTGGGTTGGCCAAACAACAGTGCTTCTTCGTCCGTTAGTGCCACGTTGCTCTCCTGGTTGGTGCCTATTTGGTATCTACTATGGTGCTTCATAAGGTGTCAAGACGGTGCGATCGTGCTGAGGGTGTGCACCAGTTGTAACCTTAGGAGTGCCTGATTGTGTACATCAAGAAACACAGCGCGCACACAAGTCGATCAGCTACAATGTAGGACACTGTACGTCACTTGTATACAGTTCAAGATATCATACATGTGCTCAGAACGCGCGTCCGTGTTACCCGCTTGACCGGGATCACCCCGGAAGAACCTATGCCCATGGAGGGGTGTACCCCCTCAAACCAATAATTTCAATATGTTGCATGTATGGTCACATATGGTCACGATCCAAAAAGTTCCCAAAAATCAACAACTTAGCTCTTCTCTTGATCTACAAGGATACGAAGTCAAGAGCACACTTGATCTACTATCGTTCCATATCAAGACTTGACTTGCTATCGTCCTAGGTCAATCGTTCTCTTGATCTCCTATCATTTGAGATCAACTCGCACTTGACCAACTCTATCGAGCAGTCTTCTAACCTATTGAATTCACTATAAGTGTTCAACACAATATCAGGCACTTAGCGCTTGACCGATATTTCCTGCTCGATCGATCTCACTCTCGGCCACTTGGCTACTACGACAGAGATCGATTCTCAGAGGGACGCGACCTGTAGAAACTATTATGTGTGTTACAGTGTCAAGAGAATAGATCTCTGTCGTAGTAGCCAAGCGCCCGAGAGTCGATCGCATCGAGCGGTGAAAGTAGGTCAAGCGCTAACCACGTGTAATTAGGTTGAACACTTATAGTGATTTCGATGCCTTAGGAGACTGCTCGATAGCTTCGGTCAAGTGCTAGCTAGTGTGTTTACGCGCACTTACGATCTAAAAATCCTGGATTTGACAACCAACCCCACGGCTGTTAGTCTTAAGAAATGCCCCAGGACGAGCCCAAACCACTCGAACCGTGCCCAGATACCCCCCAGGGGCCGATCGGGCCACAGTACGGGCCACAGCCCCTCAAGTATGGTCCTGTGGCGTTGTGCATGGATCCGTTCGATCCTGAGTGGGACCTATCTCGTTGGAGGGCAGGACTCACGACTCGAGAGGGATTTCCGCTCAAGTACCCTGACCCGCTCCCTCCACGAAGCGGGTACGACGCAACTGGCGGGGTTAGGACCTTCCTGGAGCGCGCTTGCTCGTTCGGTCCTGAGGCCTACTCGACCCTAAACCAGCTTTGGGACCATTTCTGGAAACACAGTTGGGATAGCGGCCCTGTGGACCGTAGCCAGTTCGGCCGAATCTTGGAGCGGCTTTCTCGAGAAACTGCGTCGTATTCGTTCCGATACAAGCGCACATCGCACATGTACAAGTGTCAAGGGTATTGGTATGGTTTGTGCCCTCGGGAGCCTGACCCCCCAGGTCCGAACATGGAATTGATTGGGGCGAAGATTAAGCATGCCTGGTGTCCGCGTGAGAGTGTTAGATTGTACCTGGCGCACTACTGTGATTTCCGATTCAAAGACGCAAGCGTTACGCTTGACGATCTGTATGCCGACTACCTAGACACCAAACTCAAGCCACCACCCAAGGACAGGGCCGAATTCAGGTTGTTCGCGCGCTTTGGTTTGAGGGATCTCAAGAAGGACGTCAAGTGTCGTAAGACGGCGAACCCGACGTATGTTGGCATCATAATCAAGAAACCAAGACCAGATTGGTAAGGAGTTAAGCTATGAGTCTCAACGGCCCAAAGTGGGAAATTGTGTGCACAATCAAGCGGCCAGGCCTCATGGGCCGCAGCACCCTGAGCATAGCCCTGGGAAGCGCGTTTCCGGAGTCAACAAGTGCGTGTGATCAAGTCGTGTGCCAACATGTGCGCAAAGTGCTACCACACACGCCGTGTACTGTTCGGTGGACACTCCGCGCGGTGCACGTGCTAGAGGCCGTTGGCACTGTGGAGATCCTGTGACCACATGTGTCGGCGGATACGGTGGTTGGCCTGCCCACGAGCCCACTGGGCTGTGGGAGACTGTCGCGGGAGCATGGCGTTGCCCAGTGTGTTACCCGTGGCTTCGTTGGGATCTGTCGCATATTCGGCACCCACCCACGCAAAATGACTCATGGGCGAAGTTCGCAACTATTGAAAACGATTCGTCCGGCAAGCTGGCACGTGAATAGCAGTACGTGAGAGACGTGAGCAACGAAGCGCGAGTCGAATTTTGAAGCAGCTTGTGCCTGAGTCCTGAAAGGATCCTGAAATGCCCTACATCGTACAGACAGCAGCCACCACCCCCTCCGCGACGTGCTGGGGGACCTACCGTAGGGTCGCAGTCCTCGAGGTTGACCCTGGCGTTGAGTCCGTCAAGATGATCTCCACACACGCACGAGGAGTCAACGCGATCGTCAAGCTGTGGGAAAACTGCAACGTGGGCTCTACTGAGCGTTGCGCCTACCGTGTTGCTCTGGCTGAGGCTGCGGACCTCGCCGCTCGGCTCAACTTGCTTGAGCGCCACGAGAATACGTGACAGTGGAAACGCCTGAGGACACGTTCCCGCGGCTCGTACCTGTGACCTACTGGTTTCGAGACTCTGGCGAACGTGAGCGCTTCCAGGCCCCGCGCAACCAGTGGTCGGTGTGCTTTCCTGACGGGATCACATGGGTGGTACGAGCCAGGCGGAATCGAAACTGTACTACAATCGGCACCCACTGACGGTAAATGACCCACGGTCCACAGACGTAAGTCTTGGAATCACTGGCCAGAAAACGTGGCACGTCGAGTGCTATAGGTAGAGACATGAGCTGGTCAACTAAACAAGTCGCAGCACACGCTAAGGACATCTACACCGTCGACTTCAAAAACGGGGCCGTCACGGGCTACCTGACCGGCCCTATCCGCGCCGCGCTGGTGTCGGCTGCTGTGCTCTCGATTGTCCGTTGCCAGGCCGCTGAGACGGTCAAGGTGAGCGATATCAACGACTTGCTCAAGGGCATCCGGGAGCACATTTGCACCAAACACGGTAGCGACTTTTTTGACTGAGGATAAAAACATGAAAAACATCAAAGTTGGTGACAAGGTTCGCGCCTCACTCAATTCAGTCATTGGCACCGTCAAGGAGGTTCACCGGCGCAACGGCGAAAATAGTGCGTGGGAGGCCCTTGAGGTGTCCTACCCTGTCAAGGGTCGCACGTACCCGATCGTGCGCCTGGAATTCCCAGGTACTGTTTTCAAAGTGCTGTGACGACTGCTGAACAACGGTTTTAACCCGATATAAGGAGAGATGATGGCAATCAAGTTTGAAAAGGTCAGGGTTAGCATGACGCTGTACGATCGACACACGCGCAAGTTTGGCAATACGACCCTGGACACCGTCTGCGAGTATCCTGTGGAGATCTTGAAGGTCTGCGACAGCACAGCCAAGGTGAGCTGGAATCACAACGCACCCACCTGGATGCTAGTGCCAGAAGTGGAACGTCTGAGCACATGGAGCATGCACGACAAGGAGGTCGCCACGTACAGCGTGGGCATGCTGGGGCGTGTCTTCGGTGTGCGCAAGCTCACTAAAGCCGACAAGCAAGCGAAGTTTGAGCTAGCATAACTCATGCCGCAGCACCGACCTATAATCGGCACCCACCAACGATGAGTGACCCATGGTCTGACGACGTAAGTCTTGAAATCACTGGCAAGTAAACGTGGCACGTCGAATGCTATAGGTAGAGACATGAAGAACAACTGCAAGGTGGGTGACAAGGTTCGCGCTTCCCCGGGTTCGGTCACTGGCACTGTCAAGGAGGTGCACCCCGATGGCTCGGTTACGGTTTCCTACCCCGTCAAGGGTCGCATGATTCAAATGGTTCGTCTTGAGTACCCTGGAACCGTGTTCAAGGTGACACAGTGAACCCTCGACTCGAGGCAGAGATCAGGGGCGCGCCCACTGACACCCTGTGCGCAGTCCTTGGACGAGTAGAGTTGCGCAAGGCTGTCTTGGACGCACTGTTTCGCCTGATTTACACTAAGACAGAATGCGGCGGAATTCACCCCACGCTGTACACCCGATTGTTGAACAACGGATTTCACCCCGACTGAAGATCTCCGCAATCAAGGCCTACCGGAGTCGCACTGGTCTTGGACTCAAGGAGTCTAAGGAAGCGATCGGGGTCGCGTTGACTGTCCGATAATCGGCACCCACCGACCGAGAATGACCCATCCCGTGCGCTCGTAAAGGCACGGGTTTTCGTGTTTCTAGACGTGGCACGTGAATAGCAATACGTTAGAGACATGAACACGGTTCGAATCTACAGCGGTCATCTTCAGTCTGGCGACGTGGTGCTCAACCGAAACAACGGCCTTTGCCGCACTGTCGCAAGCATAGTCGAGGGGCCGGAGAACTTCAGGCACACGCGCAAGGTGACGGTGTCTTTCACTGACGGAACGCAGACCAAGGTGTCTGACGGTTACCGGTTTGAGGTTGAGGAACCCGCCCGTTGGACCGCTGGCAAGATGCGGTAGTTAGCGCACCCTGACCCCTCCGAAGCGGCGCTGGCCACCCTCGCCCACTCTGACCGAGGTGACGGAGGGGAACGCGGCCTTGAGGTTGCGCCCCAGGATCTGGACCGTGCCAGTTTCTTTGCGCCCCGATTGCGCGCACCACTCACACCACGCCTGATAGATTTCAGTGGCAGCACATGAGATGCCCGGGCCGATGACGCACTTGTCTTCGACGAAAGCCTTGATTGGACTCGTGATTTCTTCAAGCTCTACCATGGCCTGTTTCCCGCTCGCGGGTTGAACCAACCTGCCCCTCGAGTAGAGTCGCTCAAGCCCCTCGAGTGCCCACAGGGCAATGCCCGGAAGTTCTGTCAGTAGGCGTCGCGTGAGATCAAGAGTCTCTTGGCCCAAGAACGAGTGAGCCATTTGCAGGATCACGAATCGCGCCGCGAGCGCTCCCGCCGAGTCGTACAAGTATGGAAGTTCGTTCGTGAGTAGGAGAAAGCGCACATTGAGCTTGAGTGCGACGTCCTCACGATTTTTGCGCGGGATTGAAATTCCGTCCTCACCAGAAATTCGCAGTAGGGCTTCCGTCGCTTGACTCACGTCAGACTTGGCTGACAGGCGTGCGTCAGAAATTACCGCCAGTTGCTTGCCGATCAGGCCTTGAAGTCCGAAGTGCTGGCCCAAGCCCCCGAGTGTCGGGTGACAGACTCCGGTTTGCCCAACCAACTCGGTCAGGACCCTGGCGATCGTCCCTTTGCCTGACCTCCGAGGGCCGATCACCATGAAGATCTTCTGAAAGCTCGTATCAGTTGTGAGCATGAGTCCGAAGATCTCTTGCAGGGTCGAAATCGCCTCAGGATCGTTTGGCCAAATCTGGTTGAGAAACGCCAACCATCTCGCGGGTGTTGGTGCGTCAGGGTCGAATCCGAACGACGTGGAGCTCAGAGAGAATAAATCCCGTCTCGGGCCGGGCAACCAGGTGCGCGGGGTGAGCCTCAGGACACCGTTGGCGAAGCAGATCGCCTCGTTCGCTGGGAATGGTTCGTCCGATCGCCAAGCTGGGGCAACCCCTCCGGTCACAGTGATTTGGCCGATCAAGGCCTTCCGAATCTCGTCAACGTGATGGCTGCATGCCTTGACTTCGTCGCCCTTCGTATCAAGTTTTCCTCCGAGCCACTTGCGTGACGCTACGTCAATGTGTTCGGACGAAACGGGCGCATAATATGCACCGTTGAATTTCCAGAAATCTTCGCCCCACCTCGCCAACAGGGGGATTCCGGCTTCATCGCGCGTTGGGTCCAGAACGGCTAGGGCTTGCTTGTCGTAGTACTCGGGGTCAATGACTCCCCCCGGGTTTGCTGCAACTCGGGCCTCACCCGCGGCCTTCAATGCGTTCGGTTTCCCGATCCCCAGTGCCTTAGCCGTGAGCGTTGTAGCAATTTTGATTTCGTGGTTGATCACAGCCCACGTGGCTTGAGGAATTCCTGTGGCGATTATTTGATTGATTTTAGCTGTTAACTCTGGTAGCCGCGTTTTGTCTTGACCACCCTGGGCATACGCGTCAAGCAGCGCCATGACCTGAGTCAACACATCGACTTGACGGCGATCACCAAACTTGCCTTTGGCGTATTTCGCGCCCCCTCGGAGCTTGGCGAGTAGTCCGGCCTCAGACCACGGTGGTTTGCAGGTGAGGTTCCACTCCCGAAACAGCGGCAGGGCTTCGGCCTCTGTCAAGGCGAAATTGTGCCTCATCATCGCCCCAACCCAGAACGTGTGATCGTCTCCCCCACTACCTTGGACCGCGGGCCCTGACTCGATCAGTGCCGCGCGAGCAAGCGACAGTACCTCAGGGGACGCGGGGCCAAAGTTGGTTCGTTCTGTGGGCGACTGGACTTGTGGTGTCACTGCTGGCGTCAACAAAGTCTCGAGCCACGCGGGCATGTCCGCGATCGGCAAATCTCGCGCGACCTCATAGGACCGCCCCGACACGTGATCCGACCCTGGGGCCATGACGTAGCCCCCCTCCCCTCGCACGTCGATTCCTGGGGCCACCTTGCCGACTGAGCAGGCGATCGGCACTGAGGTCCTCAGGTAGAGGTGAGCTCCCCCTCCCCCGGTCAACACGGAGTAGGTGGCCGGCAACTCCCCCCCGTGCTCTCGAGCGAGCGCCCGAAACGCAGAAACTCCGTCGACCCCGCGTTTGCGATCCAGGTCAATTACAACCAAGCTGGAACCCGTGGCCACGCCCCAATTACAGTCAGGCCATCTTTGCTGCCACTCTGCGATCTGTTTGGCGTCAGTAGTAGCGGCTTTGCACCCACCGGAAACCAGGGGGTGTTTCCCAGGGCTCGCGCAGTCGGATTTGCCGCAAGAACAGGCCCCGTCGACAATCCAGGTGACGGGGAAAAGGGCTAGCTCACCCCGGGTTATGCCCGTCGGTCCGCGCGTACCGAACCCGGGGGAGCTAGCGAGAGAGTCTTGAGGCACTTGGAATAGATACGCTCGGACGGGCAGTTACGCAAGCCCTTGACAGGCCCGTCCAACGAGATTAAGTATTGTGCATGCCCAACGAACCCGCGAATCTCAAGCGATTTGTCTGGATTGACGTCGAGACTACCGGCCTCGACCCCGCCAAGGATTTGATTCTTGAGGTGGGAATCATCATCACAGACTACAATATGACTGAGGTCGCGCGCTCCAGTTGGGTGGTGCGACAGGATCTTGACCGTGTGCATAACCTCATGTCTCCCTATGTGCGAGACATGCACAAAGCTAGCGGACTGCTCCAGGAGTTGTGGTCATGCGAGGAACTGCCCAATGCGTTGACTACGATCCGAGTGTGTCACTGGCTAGAGAGCCATCTCGGCACCCCTAGCGCAGACCCCGCCCAACGCCCTGTGTTGGCAGGTAGTTCAGTGCACTTCGATCGCGCAATGCTCGCGGCGCAAATGCCGCGCGTGTTGGATTTCTTGCACTACCGCAATCTTGACGTGTCAACACTCAAGGAACTGTGTTTCGCGACAGTGCCCGGGGCCCGTAGGACCTACGAGACGATTTGCGGACACACCTACCACAGGGCCTTGGCCGACCTCGAGGGCTCGATCGCGGAATTACAGTATTGGCGCAAGGTGTTGAGTGAGGTAGTCTTGTGACTTGGAATGACAAGCTCCAAGCTGTGCTCACAGACCTGACCGACCTGTTGCAGGTAACTCCCCGGCGCACCGATCCTCACGCCGTCCTCACGGATACCATTAGGCGGCTGTCCAAGTTTCGATCAATGGGCGTCGCGACCTCACCCGACGGTATTGTGTATTATTTCATGCGAGGTGATCAGTGAAAACAATGACTTGTGAATACGTTGTAACCGTGAGTCCCAAGGCTGGCGACTCGAAGTCTGTGTTCAGGTTTCCCGTAAGGATACCTGTAACGGGTGACGTTGTGCGAGATCACGCGCACGCGGCTACCGCGGGTCAGTTGGCGCTCCCGTGGATCAAACTGTACGACCTGCCTGTGACTCAGACTGCCCGGGTTCCGTTTTCGATCGCGTGGGTCTGAGATGACTAGTGTCTGCGATATTTGCGATGCTGTGGTAATTCTGATCTCGTACCTGGAGAGCCAAATTGCTGACTACCACAAGGTGGACGCAGACAAGGTTGCGCTCGCCGGTGCCGTGTGCTCTGAGTCGGTTGTGCCGATCGGCGCGGCAAGACTCCTTAGAATCGCACGTCAGACCGGGCCTGTGCGTCAGACTCGAATCGAGGACCTACAGAAGCAACTGGCCGACGCGCGCCAGGCCCTGACGTGCCTCGCCGGAATCGACCTGACCGATAATCGGCACCCACCGACGTCGAATGACCCACCAGACGGGCCTCGAAGTGCTTGAAATCGCGGCCACGGCAACGTGGCCCTCAAGATGCAAGGACAACGACACATGAACATCAACGGATACGAAGTTACGATTAGGCCAGACGCGAACCTCGAGGGTGCGAACCTCAGGTGTGCTGACCTCAGGTGTACTGACCTCGAGGGCGCGAACCTCAGGGGTGCGAACCTCGAGTGCGCGAACCTCGAGGGCGCGAACCTCGAGGGTGCTGACCTCAGGTGTGCTGACCTCAGGGGTGCTGACCTCAGGGGCGCGAACCTCGAGGGTGCGAACCTCGGGGGTGCGAACCTCGGGGGTGCGAACCTCAGGTATGCGAACCTCGAGGGCGCGAACCTCAGGTATACTGACCTCAGGGGTGCTGACCTCGAGGGCGCGAACATCAGGGGCGCGAACCTCGAGGGTGCGAACCTCGAGTGCGCGAACCTCGAGGGCGCGAACCTCAGGGGTGCGAACCTCGAGTGCGCGAACCTCGAGGGCGCGAACCTCAGGGGTGCGAACCTCGAGGGCGCGAACCTCGAGTGCGCGAACCTCAGGGGTGCGAACCTCGAGTGCGCGAACCTCAGGGGTGCCATTCTTCCCGACTTTCAGCTCCAGAGCGCAGGTCTCATCGGCTGGAAAAAGGTGGTCAACGGCACTGTGTTGGAGCTGCTTGTCACTGGACGCCGCACAGCGTCGCTCGTGGGCTCGAAGTGCAGGTGCGACAGAGCTGTAGTGTTAAGTGCGTCTGACGGAGGCGCAGGGCCTTACGTTAGCACGCACGATCCGAGATTCACTTACACAGTCGGTGCCGGGGTGGTGGAACCAAACTACTCTGACGACATCCGCGTGGAGTGTGCTCCCGGGATTCACTTTTTCAAAACTCGAGAAGAGGCCGAAGCATATTGACCCACCGACGTCGAATGACCTCCGATCGTAGACTGTAACCCACCATAAATACAACCCACAAACGTGGCACGAAGAAAGCAATACGTGGGAGACATGAACGACCTCAGCAGAGCCCAGGAACTGAAAATCACACTTGATGTCCTCCGTCAAAGCGTCGTGACTGCAGTTGAGCAGAGTGACTTCAAGGGTGCCAAGGCCTTGGCGCAAATCATTCGCGACACCGAGAAGGCCTTTCGTGGCGCAGTAATCGAGGAGCACACCGCGGAAGTCGAGCGCCGGGCTCTGGAAGCGAAGATCGAGGCCGAACGCGCGTTTCGCGCGGGAAAGTGACCATGCAACCCGAACTGATCAAGCTGTATCACAAGTATGCGACGAAGCGCGGAACCCTTACCTTCGCGGATTTCTGCGTCGCCTGGAACAAGTGGTGCGATCACTATGACGTGAGTCCTGCGTTTGCCCGCGAATGGGGCGCAATCTACCTCAGCGCGTGGGACGGCCCGGTGTATGCTGAGGCGCAGTCATGAACCAGATCGACGCCTTCGAAGGCACTAACCAAGCGCTCGTTTCCCCAACTTGGACACCTGACGCCGCTGGGGCCTTGGGGCTTGATGATGCGATGACCTGGGTCATCGACCTGTTGCAAGATGTAAGGCACTCAATCGGCCCGTGCCGCAAAGGCACACAGACCAGCACCATGACGCGCGCGTTGTCTGACGGGCTTGACCCCACGTGGCTTGAGTGTCTTGGGGAGCACGTGCCCGAGTCCGTGCGTCAGTCGTATATCCTCGGGTGGACCCTGGTCTTGGAGCGCGAATTGCAAGCTATGCGCACCATGCTCGCGGTCCACATCGTCCGGGTGACCCTGTGAGACATCAGTCACCAGAAGACCTCGCAGCGTGGCACAAGTACCGCAGAATTTGCATCGAGGCTCAAATCGTAGAACGTGACGCAGTACGCAAGGCCAGGGAAATTATGGATCTGGCGTGGCGAGAGTACCAGACAACTGTCAAGGAGAGTAAGTAATGGGAGCTATCAAGCAATCTGTTGGCCGCTCGGATCTGCATTTCTTTCGCCCTGAGGACCTTGTCTTGATCACTGACAAGAGTCACCCACTGTACGATGAGCGAGTTGAAATGCCGCTCAACCCCGCCATGGTGCGCAACGTTTGCGCCCACGGAATCATCGAGCCCGTGGTAATCCGGCGCAATGGTGACGCGTTCGAAGTCGTCGCGGGGCGACAGCGTGTCCGTTGGGCCCTCGCGGCAAACGAGATCCTCGCCAAAGACGGGCAGGAGCTGGTCTCGGTGCCCTGCAAGGTGGACCGCTCGAGTGACAAAGATCAGGTCGCGATCCTGATCGCTGAGAACGAGTGTCGCACGGACGACAACCCCGTCGTCAAGCTGGAAAAACTCCAGAGGTTGATGTCGCTTGGCCGTGACGAAGAGCAGTGCGCGGTCACCTTCGCGCGTGAGGTGAGCTACGTCAAGTCACTGCTCAAGCTCTCGGAATGCTCCCCCAAGGTGATCTCCGCAGTGCGCGCCGGAAAGTTGAGTCTGAGCGCAGCGGTCAAGCTCGCTGGCCTGGCACGCGAGGAGCAGGATTCTCAGCTCGAGACCTTGGAAGACGGCGCAACGGTTGCGGAAACTGTGGCCGCGGTCAAGGCGAGCAAGGGCGAAAAACCTGCGTCGAAGATCCCGGGCAAGAAGGCGATCAAGAAGTTCCTCGCTAAGTATGATGCCAGCCTGACGCAGGACGTCAAGGATTTCGCGATCTGGATTCTCGAGGGGGAGAAGGTGGGACTCGTGGCGGAACTTGAGGAACCAACCCCGTCAGAGTGACCGATAATCGGCACCCACCAACGGTGAATGACCCATCCCATCGAGTTGCAAGCGCTTGAATTCGATGGGCGTTGCGCGCTGGCCCTCAAGATGCAAGGACAACGATCATGAAATCACTCGTCGCAATTTGCCTAGCTGCAAGCGTCTTGTGGCTCACGATTTTTGGGATTTTCGGGACCACCTTTCAAGCGCTCGTGTGCGCCGCGTGCCTGCTCGGGCTGTGGCTTGCCCTCGGGGCCGGAGAGAATAAGCCATGACACGCGCCCAAGCCCACACGCGATTGCTCAAGTCGTTGGCCGCAATCGTTGCAGCGCACCGAGAAGGCAGGTCAGGTGCTCACCTGATCCACTTGACCGAAATCTACGACATGGCCAATGACGTCTTCACCGAGATCAAGCACCCACGGCGGACCACACCGCGGGCAATCCGCCCGACTTGAACGCACGGTCCATCACAGCTAGGGAATACTCCCCGCGCTGTACATGTGGGATGTCAACGAATTTCCACACACCACCCCACACAAGCCCCATGCGTTGCGCTTCCTTTCCCAGTGTCTGGTAGTCAGACTTGACCCAACTCACCTTGCCACCCACGATCGCCACGAAATCTACCGCAAGACCAAAGTTGTGGTACGATTGCCCGCCCTTGGCGTTGGTCACGCGTCCACCCGGTTTGGTGCGCCCGAGCGCATAAAGTGCATCTTGCTCTGCGTACGTACGCAGACCGCTGGTGAGGCGGTACTCGTGGCCGAGGGCCTTGCACGCGCTCTGGAGCGTGCGGATCTGCGCGGCAAACTTCGGTGACACCTTCGAGAGGATATCTTTCATTATCGCACCTTTGCACACTCAAGAGGGAATACTCGGTCGAACGTCTTCTGAAACGCAGTTTGTGCGCGTTCTTGCAGCGCCGGAATCATACCGTGATCCTTGAACACGTCGGTCAGTCGGGAGGTGAAAAGCTCGTTGATCTTCAGTCTGGCTGTACCTTCGCGCATGAACACGCCTACATGACCAGACCTCATTTTGGCTTCGAAGGCCGACTTGATCAACTTACGCGCACCCACGTTGACCTGCACCGTCGTCCCAAGCTTACCTTGACGGTGAGGGTAGTCCACAAGGCGAATCGGAGCGTTGTCCACCGACATGGTCCACACAAGGTCGTTGATGGAGCTAGCGCCCACCGGCGAAGTGGTTTCCATACCTTTGTTCACACGCGAAACCTTGAGCTTCTTGCGCGCCCTAACCGTCTTGTTTCCTTGGGATTTCATCGCTCGAATGGCGTCTCTCCCGCCCATTCTCAGGGACTTGAGCAAGGCCCTCTCGAGTCCCCGGGCACGCCAGAAAGCTGGCGCACTCCACTCCAATTTCAATTCCATGGCCCGAAGTGTAGCGCAATCGGCACCCACCGTCAACGAATGACCCACTCCGTAGAAGTCCAACGTGTCATAATCACTGACGCGAAACCTTGGCCCCCAAACTGCAATACTCCAAACACATGAACAAGCCCAACCGAGTCGGACCGAAGATGCAGAAGCTGGCAGACCTCCTGGAGCGTCGTGGGCCGATGGCTATGATCGACGCCGCAAGCGAAATTGGCCCCCACGGCTCTCTCTGCTACGGCTACCAGATCGTGGGTCGTGCGTGCGCCGCCGGGCTCTGCCACACTGAGGCCCCGCTCCCAGGTCGGCGAGGTCTCACTCTCGTTGCTGGATCGTGTGACGCAAACTGAGAGTGGTGCCGTGGGGTTCGACTCCCCACCTCAGCTAGTCTAACAGCAAGGAGTAATACAATGACGTTTTACGAAGCATGTCTGGCGTTTGAAGTTGAGATGGCCGCGGAGCGAGCCAAGTACGGCCTCAAGCCGGGGCAGCCTTGGACTCAGGAAATTGTCAACCGGTATCGCTTGGCTCAGGTCAAGTCATGATCATTGATGAAATTCTTGTGCGGTTGCCCCCGGCCGCATGGCCAGCGTACCGCGAGGTTGTAATTACAAGCATCTTGATCCAGCACATCGAAGCCCTTGAGACCAGGGTCGCGTGTCTTGAGAACCTCGCCAAGGAGGCCTATGGCGCACGAGTCGTCGCCACGCGCAACATCAAGGAGCACTGCGAATGAATTACCGCACGATCGTCCGAGGAAGTACTATCCGACCCATGACACCTGATGGAGATGATTATTTTGGCCTGACGACCGGTACGAACGGGACTGCCGCAATCGCCCGCAGAGCCTTGGTCAAGACCGATGGTCTGACGTGGGTCAAGTCGAACGGGAAGCCAGCGGTCGGAATCTACCTCGCAGGATCCGGCTTCGCCCCCACAGCCACCTACTGGGGGCCGACTCAGAACAACGGGGTTGATTTGAGCCCACCTGACCACTCGGACGAGATCAACGCGTGGGTTGACGGGCTGTACGAACACACGAAACGTGATCCGAACCCCTGCAAAATCAAGGACTTCACCCCTTGAAACAAACACTCCGCGCGTATCAGGCCGATGGACTCAAATCAATTCTTGACGCATTTCGGGCAGGTGCGCGCAGAGTGTTGGCGGTTGCTCCCACGGGTTCTGGGAAAACCAGTATTTTCACAAGCTTAGCGAGCGATGTACCTTGCAGGGTGTTGATCAACGTCCACCGCCGAGAACTTGCCGATCAGGCCTGCAACCGACTCCGAGAATTCGGTGTTGGTTTCGGGCTGATCATGGCAGGGGAGGAACCTCGCAAATCAGCTCGAGTCCAGGTCGCCAGCGTCCAGACATTGATTCGTCGAGAGTGCCCACCCGCGGGGCTTGTGATTTGTGACGAAGCCCACCTGTCAACAGCGAAGACATGGCAAACGATCCTAGACCAATACCCCCGGGCATGGATCCTTGGAGTCACAGCCACCCCTTGGCGACTTGGCGGCAAGCCTCTCTCCGGCAGTTATGACGCAACCATTGTGGTCTCAAGCCCGGACGAGTTGCGTCGTCAAGGCCACCTTTGCCCCTACGTGGGATTCGCGTACAAGGCTCCAGATCTCTCGCAGGTCGGCACGGTGGGCGGTGAGTACAACGAGCAACAGTCAGCCGCCGCCATGCGTGCGCCTCAGCTTGTGGCCAACGTTGTAGAACAGTGGCTTGCGCACGCCTCTCACCTCTCGACTGTAGTATTTGCGGTGACCGTGGAACACTCTCTGGAATTGACTGCGCAGTTCCGCGCCGCTGGCGTGACTGCCGAACACCTTGACGGGTCAACTCCTCTAGAGGCTCGTCGCGCCACCTTGCGACGTATTGACAGCGGCGTGACCAAGGTCCTGTGCAACGTGGGGATCGCCGTAGAGGGCCTTGACATCCCGCGCCTCAAGTGTTGCGTGCTGGCACGCCCCACCATGAGCCTGACGCGAGCGATCCAAATGATGGGTCGCGTTCGACGTCCCTGGAACGATGTCACCGCCCGGATCCACGATCACGCTTTCGTCATCGAGCGGCATGGGCTACCGGACCAAGAGCGCGACTACTCCCTCCATGCGCGCAACGAAGACCCTCCGTCGCTCACCACTTGCCCCAAGTGCCTGGCGTTGTTTTCGGGGTCGAAGTGTCCGTCGTGTGGCGAGGAGAAGCCGCGCGAAGCTGCGGAACGTGCTGCGCTGGTCACGATTCCAGACGCGGAACGAGAGGAATTCTCGAGTGAAGACACTCCTCGTACACCTGCGTCAGACCTACCGCCAGTGTCGATTGCTTGGACAACTCCCGGGCGAGTCATCGAGGGCGTGTACGAGGGCGCGACAGAGGAGGGTACGATCTACGGTTGGCAGAAGCGCTACACTGTACTCGGAACCAAGCGACGCCACGTGTTGCCCGGGACCTCACAGCTCGACGCGCGCATGCGCAAGGTCGACGTGGGCGCCCAAGTACGAATCACGTTCCGCGGGGTTACCTCGCTCCCGAACGGAAAGCAGCGCAAGGAATTCAGCGTTGAAGTCGAGGAACCTGAACCGGAGGAGGACTCACGAAAAGAGCAGGCACGAAAAATGTACACAGAACAAAAACTAACCCTTAAAGAAATAAGCAAGAAATTAGGTGTGAGCAAGTCTACGATTTATAGGTGGGTGGTTGGCTCGAGGTGAGAAACCTGAAAAATAAGGACCT